CAGCGAGGCTGATGCCGCAGCATTCTACTGCCCATACATTCCATTGATGAGCAGTGGTGTTGTTCTAGACCCAGCAACATTCGAACCAGTCGTAGGCTTTATGACTCGTTATGGATATGTTGAGTTGACAAACACAGCATCTTCTCTTGGTAACGCAGGCGATTACTTGAGCGAGATTGCTGTAAGCAACCTAAGCTTCCAGTAAGCATAAAAATTCTCATAGGGATGGGAAGCGAAAAAGGACCGAAAGGTCCTTTTTTGTTGGCTATGCAATTGGTAATTGTTGACAGTGAAGTGCTGCGGTGTGACAACTTGTCTTTACAGCCTCTTCAACAGATAAACCATTACAAATTGATACTGCAAACTGTGCTCTAAACACATCACCCGCGCCTAACGTATTAAGGGCCTGTATTGTTTCTGGCTGGCAAGTTTTTACTTCGCCTTGTTCCAGCCAACAAATTTCATCCTCACTGTTAGTATATCCTACTAAACCACCAAACTGTCGTTGCAAATCGTAGATGCTAAGATTACATAAAGCATAAGTTTCATAACTTAACCAAACGTAGTCTGCCTTAGGATACGATTCTAATGTTTCAATTGGTGCGTCAATGTCCAGCATAGTAGGAATATTATTCAAACGTGCTGCTGAAAATATTTCATTGACCATGGGCATTCTGTGATTGTCTGCGGTAATTAAATCAAAGTTATAGTCTGTGGGTAAACTAATTTTGCGTTTTATTTCTTCACTTTGATGATAGATAACTGTGCGCTCACCTTTGTCGTTTACAATTATGATACTACTTGGTGTTGCTAGGTCTTCTTTGTATTTTACATAATCGTGATTAATGCCATATTCATTTAGTAATTCAACTATAATTTTTGAATATGGATGTTGTTGGTTGCCAAGCACCGTACAAAGTTCAACTTCTGCACCTAACTCAGTTAAAGCACGACCAACATTGGCAGCGTTACCACCGAGAATAATCTCTGCATGTTCACAGCCTACTTTGTTGTTTATGCTAGGTATGGTATTGCTGTAGTAAACTAAATCAGCACAGACGTGACCAACACTTAATATTTTCATATCTTATTTAATAATACTGACTATAGCCCAAATAGTCAATGTTTACGGTAAATACAGTTGTTCATATGAACTCTCGGAGCGCCACTCCGGGCGGCCTAGAACGCTAAATTAAGGAGAAATAAAATGGCAAAATTTAAGACAGCAAAAAGTGCAACAGTTGATATTGGTTATCCAGTAGGAACAGCTCAAGTTGGCGGTAATACCAGCATTACAGGCAATCAAATTAGTCCTGAGGTTAAGGTAGGCGGTAACAGTGCCGCTACAGGATACATTGTACGTAAAAAAGGTGCTACTAAGTTTTTAGTTAATGACCTAGCAGGAAACGAAGGTGTATGCTCTTTGGCAAACACTGACAGTGGTAACCTAACTGCTAACACAATGAGCATTGAATGTACATATGCTAACGCTGCTACATTCTACGCCAGCAGAATTACTAACAAGTTTGTTTGGAATCAAACAGATGACAAATTCTTGGTTGGTACAAGTGCAGACAGCGGAACAACACCTGCAACAGTTGCAGTTCCAGTTGCTTAATGATCATTGTATTACAATGATAGGAATAGGCTCGCAAGGGCCTATTTTTTTGGCAGAACCTTAATAATCAAAAACAAATAAATACTCTATACTAGTAAAACCGGATAAAGAATGGCGCAAGAAATCATTGACTTAGGTGAAGGCCCAGATAGCAACACTGGGGATTCACTTTATACAGCGTTTACAAAAACCAACAGTAACTTTACAGAGTTATACACAATTATTGGTAGCAACAGTACGACAAATTTAACTGGTAATACTATTACTGCAAATTATTTTTACACTACTGGCAATTTAAGAGTTGGTAATGTCAATGGTTTTGGAAATTTAAGCACTATTGGCAATATTATTGGGGCGGGATATTTTTATCCTAACGGTCAAAGTGTTTTTAGTAACATTCAAGCAGATCTTAGCAACATAGCGCAAAATGTTCTTCCTGTTACCTCGGCCACATACACATTAGGCAACGTTAACAAACAATGGCAGCAAGCTTACATTTCTTCTAATATAACATTAAATGGTGCTAATATTGCAATTTCTGATGGCGTACTAACAGTAAACGGTGCAGAAGTAAGTGGCAATTATAGTAATAGTAATGTAGCATCCTATTTGCCTACTTATTCAGGCAATTTAGATAGTTTGGCTGGTAATGTAATTACTACTGCTAATGTTACTGCTGCTTATTTTATTGGTAATGGTAGTCAACTCGAAGGACTGCCTGCTTCTTATTCAAACGCAAACGTAGCCAGTTATTTGCCAACGTATAGTGGTAACCTTGACAGTGTCGACGGTATAACTGCAAACAGTATTAGTGCAACAGAATTTATTGGCAACATTATCCCAAGCGCCAACGTTACTTACAATTTGGGAAGTTCAGATTTTAGATTTAAAGATTTATTCTTAAGTGGAAGTACTATTAACTTAGATGGTGCATCAATTAGTGCCAACAATACCGCAGTGATTATTACAACTGCTGAAGGTGGTACATTTGTTATTCAAGGATCTGAAGATGCAACAACATATAGAATTCAAAATGGCACTTCTAATGTTGACATTCCTGCTAGTGACGGAAATATTTTAATTTCAGTTAACGGTGAATCGATAGCAACTTTTTCTTCCTTAGGTTTAGAAGTTGTTGGAAACATTACACCTGGTAATGTAGATACCGCAGGCAATGTTACAGCCAGTTATTTCTTTGGTAATGGTAGCCAATTAGACGGACTTACAGAATTAAGTGTAAACTTTGCAAACACTGCGGGTACTGCCGAGTTCGTAACCAATGCTACACAGGCAAACATTACCAGTGTTGGCACATTGACCAGTCTGACATTAAGTGGTACACTAACTGGCACTACAGTAGAAGCAGCACAAATTGGTAATAGTGGTGCTACATTAACAGGTACACTAGACACTGCAGCACAGACTAATATTACTTCAGTTGGCACACTGACTGGTTTGACACTAAGTGGTGCACTAAACGGTACTACTCTACAAGCCGCTACAATTGGAAATGTAGGTGCTTCGATTATAGGTAATGGAAGCGCATTAACAAGTTTAACTGGGGCAAATGTTACAGGGACAGTAGCAAATGCAACATACGCGGACAGCGCAGATAGTGCTACAACCGCAACAAGTGCCGACACTGCTGAATTTGTAACTAACGCTACACAGAGTAACATTACATCAGTTGGCACACTAACAAGTCTGACATTAAGCGGCACGCTGACTGGTACAACTGTTGAAGCGGCACAAATAGGTAACAGCGGAGCAACACTAACCGGTACACTAGATACTGCTGCTCAGACAAACATCACATCTGTCGGTACACTAACTGGGCTAACATTATCAGGAACATTGACAGGTACTACACTTGAAGCAGCAACTATTGGTAATGCAGGTGCAAGTATAATTGGCGATGGAAGTCAATTAACCAGTTTAACTGGAGCAAATGTCACAGGTACTGTTGCAAACGCAACATACGCAGATAGCGCAGGCAGTGCTACAACCGCAACAACGGCAGATACTGCCGAGTTTGTAACTAATGCTGCTCAAGCAAACATTACCAGTGTTGGCACGTTAACTTCGTTAACATTATCAGGTACACTGACAGGTACAACTGTTGAAGCAGCACAAATAGGTAACTCAGGAGCCACATTAACTGGCACACTAGATACTGCTGCTCAAACAAATATTACCTCAGTTGGTACATTAACTGGATTAACATTAAGTGGTACATTAACGGGTACAACCATTAATGCTGCCAGCATTGGTAACGCAGGATCTACACTAACTGGTACGTTACAAACCGCCGCCCAAACAAATATTACCTCAGTAGGCACATTAACTGGATTAACACTGAGTGGTACACTAACAGGTACTACTGTCGAAGCAGCACAAATAGGTAATAGCGGTGCTACACTAACAGGTACGCTCGATACCGCGGCACAAACTAATATCACATCTGTTGGTACACTAACTGGATTGACACTAAGTGGTGCATTAAACGGTACTTCACTTAATGCTGCAACCATTGGAAATAGCGGGTCGTTACTGACAGGCACCCTTACTACAGCAAGTCAACCAAACGTTACTTCACTAAGTGACAGCGTTACAATCGGTGAAATCACAATTGGTAGCAATGCTATTACTAGCACACATCATACTATTACATTAGAACCGGCTGATGCAGGTAGTACAGGTAATGTTGTTATTGAAGGTAATTTAAGAGTTACAGGAAATGTAACTTACATTGACAGTGAAACAATCACTACCAATGACAAAGACATAATGATTGCTAACAATACCAGCAACATTGCAGATTTGAATGGTGCTGGTATACTTGTTGGTAATATTAGTGGTGCAGGAATTGTTACTTGGACATACAGCACAACACAAGATGCTTGGATTAGTAATGTTGGAATTGCACCAGCAGCTAATGCTACGTTGGATTTTGGTGGTACAAGTAATTATTGGAACAATGCATACGCAGCAAATGTTATTTCTGAGAGCCTAACAGGTACATTACAAACTGCTGCTCAAACTAACATCACATCTGTTGGTACACTAACTGGACTTACACTAAGTGGTAACTTGGATGGCACAAACATAAATGCAGCCAGTATTGGTAACACTGGCGCAACCATTACAGGTACACTACAAACTGCTGCTCAGACCAATATTACAAGTTTAGGGACATTAACTGGTTTAACATTAAGTGGTACACTAACTGGTACCACAGTCGAAGCTTCTACCATTGGTAACACAGGTGCAACACTAACTGGCACATTGAGTACCGCAGCACAAACAAACATTACATCAGTTGGTACACTGACTGGTTTAACACTAAGTGGTACACTAACAGGTACAACTGTTGAAGCAGCACAAATAGGTAACTCAGGAGCAACACTAACTGGTACATTAGACACCGCTGCTCAAACAAACATAACAAGCGTAGGTACACTAACTGGTTTAACATTAAGTGGTACACTAAACGGAACAACTATACAAGCCGCCATAATCGGTAACTCAGGTGCCAGCATTATTGGAGATGGCAGTCAGTTAACCAGTTTGACGGGTGCAAACGTAACTGGCACTGTAGCTAATGCTACATATGCAGATAATGCAGGCAGTGCTACGACAGCGGTAAGTGCTGACACTGCTGAGTTTGTAACTAACGCCACACAGGCAAATATTACCAGCGTAGGCACATTAACCGGCTTAACTTTAAGTGGTAACTTAGATGGCACTAACATCAATGCGGCCAGCATTGGTAACTCAGGTGCAAGTATTACAGGTACAATACAAACAGCAGCACAAACAAATATTACTTCGGTTGGAACACTAACTGGACTTACACTGTCAGGAACACTAACTGGCACAACAGTAGAAGCAGCACAAATTGGTAATAGTGGTGCAACCCTAACTGGTACATTAGATACTGCTGCACAAACTAATATTACAAGTGTTGGTACATTAACCGGACTAACTTTATCGGGTACACTAACCGGCACAACTGTTAACGCTGCTCAAATCGGAAATATTGATGCTGCAATAACAGCTGCAACAGTAAGTGCTGCCACAATTGGTAATACAGGAACTACACTCACAGGTACATTAAGCACTGCGGCTCAGACAAACATTACATCAGTTGGTACTTTGGTAAGTTTAGGAGTTACTGGCAACGTAGACGCTGGAAATCTTATTACAACTGGAACGGTAGAAGCAACTGGCAATATTTCTACTGACAACTACTTGTTAGGAAATGGTAGGTTTATTCAAGGAATTACCGTCGCAGCTGGTAGTGCAATTGAAAATGGTACCAGTAATGTAGTTGTTGCTGCAAGTGGTAACATTACTGCTGCCGTTGCTGGCGTGACAGATGTTGTAACAATTGCTACCGACGGTGTATACACCGGCAATGTGTTTGTTGACAACACCATTACTGCAGCAACAGTAAATGCAGCTCAGATTGGTAATAGCGGTGCTACCTTAACAGGAACACTTGACACTGCTGCACAGACTAATATCACCTCAGTAGGTACATTAACTGGCTTAACTTTATCAGGTGCATTAAATGGTACTACACTACAGGCAGCAACTATTGGTAATTCTGGCGCATCATTTATTGGTAATGGTAGCCAATTAACAAGCCTAACCGGTGCAAATGTTACAGGTACTGTAGCAAATTCTACATATGCAGATAATGCAGGTAGTGCTACAACAGCAATAACAGCAGATACCGCTGAGTTTGTAACTAACTCCACACAGAGCAACATTACTGCAGTTGGTACATTAACCAGCTTAACTCTGTCAGGTACATTAACAGGTACAACTATAGAAGCAGCACAGATTGGTAACAGCGGTGCTACACTGACAGGTACGCTGGATACCGCTGCCCAAACTAACATTACATCTGTTGGTACACTAACCGGTTTAACTCTTTCAGGAACTCTAAACGGAACAACCGTACAAGCAGCCACAATTGGTAATGCTGGTGCAACTTTAATTGGTAGTACATTAGATACTACTGCAAACGCCACAGTAAATGGATTAACAGTTAATACCAGTACTACTATTTCTACAACTTTAGATGTAACTGGTAACATTACAGGTGGAAACTTATCGGGAACTTTAATAGCAGGCACTTTGAGCACTGCTGCACAACCTAACATCACTTCACTTGGAATATTAACCGGACTTACACTGTCAGGCACGTTAACTGGTACTACTATAAACGCTGCCACAATTGGTAATACAGATGCTGCTATTGTTGGTGCTACAGTAAGTGCTGCAACTATTGGTAACACTGGTGCTGCTATCGTAGGTGCAACCGTTAGTGCAGCCACAATTGGTAACGCTGCTGCCGCGCTCGTCGGTGCAACTGTTAATACCAGTGCTAATGCAACAGTAAATGGATTAACAGTAAACAATAGTGCCACAATTGGTACTACATTAGGTGTTGCTGGTGTTACAACTATTACAGATACTACGGATAGCACTGACACAGTAACAGGTGCACTGGTAGTATCGGGTGGCGTTGGCATTGCCAAACAACTGCGTGTAGGCAATAACGCTGTAATTAGCGGTAGTGCAACTATTGTAGGGGATTTGAACGTTAGTGGTAACGTAAACTATAGCGGTTCCAATAACTTGGTTATTAGCGACAACGTAATCGAATTACACGTTGCCAACGTAGCCAACGTTGCTGAACCCTGGACATTTGATGATGGTAAAGACATTGGTCTGCGTTTCCACTACTATGAAGGTGCAGATAAGAGTGCTGCGTTTGTTTTCAGTCACGATGAACGTAATTTTGAATTTTACGATGATGGTGCACTGGGTGCAAACGTATTTACAGGCAACAGTTATGGCGGTTTAAAAGCAGGACAAGCTGTATTTGTTAACACTACACCGACAACAGGAAATGCAACTGGTGCACTGCAAGTTTATGGCGGCGCAAGTGTCAGCGGTAACCTATATGTGGTTGGCCAGTTTACTGTAGAAAATACTGTAACTTTTTCTAATACAATTTCAGGTACTACATTTGAAGCAGCACAAATTGGTAATACAGGTACAATATTAACTGGAACAATAAGCACTGCTAGCCAGCCTAATATTACTAGCTTAGGAACACTAACTGGACTTACATTATCAGGTACACTAACAGGTACTACTCTTGAAGCAGCACAGATTGGAAATGCAGGAGCAACTATCACTGGTGCTACAGTTGAAGCTGCTACAATTGGTAATTCAGGTACAACACTGACAGGTACACTAAGCACTGCAAGTCAACCTAATGTTACTTCACTGGGTACACTGACAGGACTTACATTGTCAGGTACATTGACAGGAACAACTGTCGAAGCCAGTCAAATAGGTAATGTTGGTACTACCTTTACAGGTGCCAGTGTAAGTGCAGCCACAATTGGTAACTCAGGTGCAACCTTAACAGGAACTTTAAGTACTGCTAGTCAGCCAAATGTAACAAGTCTCGGAACACTAACCGGATTAACCCTAAGTGGCACACTAACAGGAACTACGTTAGAAGCAGCGCAGATTGGTAATAGCGGTGCTACATTAACAGGTACACTAGACACCGCAGCACAAACAAACATAACATCGGTTGGCACACTAACCGGATTGACATTAAGCGGTACACTAACAGGTACAACTGTTGAAGCAGCACAAATAGGTAACTCAGGAGCAACACTAACTGGTACACTTGACACTGCTGCTCAAACTAATATTACAAGTCTTGGTACACTGACTGGGCTAACACTAAGTGGCACATTAACGGGTACTACAGTTGAAGCCGCACAGATTGGTAATTCAGGAGCCACGTTAACTGGTACGCTTGACACTGCTTCACAAACAAATATTACTTCAGTAGGCACATTAACTGGGCTAACACTGAGTGGTACACTAACAGGCACAACGGTAGAAGCAGCACAGATTGGTAACAGCGGAGCAACTTTAACAGGTACTTTAGATACTGCAGCTCAACCAAACATAACCAGTGTTGGAACTCTTGACAGTTTGACTGTTACAGGTAATGTTGCTGGCGGCAACTTAACAACTGCAGGAGACGTAACAACCGTTACAGTAACAGCATCGGGTAACATATCAGGTGCTAACCTTACTACTGCAGGCATAGTTGATGCAACTGGAAATGTTAGTTCTGGCAACTACTTACTTGGAAATGGTAGATTTATTCAAGGTATCACTGTTGAAGCAGGATCCTCTATTGCAAGTGGAACAAGCAACGTTGTTGTTGCCGAAGATGGCAATGTAACATTTGGAATCGGTGGAACCAACGATGTTGCTACTGTTACAACTACAGGAATTGAAACAGGAACATTATCACTTACTGGTACACTAACAGGCACAACAGTAGAAGCAGCACAGATAGGTAATAGTGGAGCAACTTTAACAGGCACGTTAGATACTGCAGCTCAGACAAATATCACATCAGTCGGTACATTAACTGGACTAACACTAAGTGGTACACTAACAGGTACAACTGTAAATGCGGCTACTATTGGTAACTCAGGCGCTACAATTATTGGTAATGGAAGTCAGTTAACCAGTTTAACAGGAGCAAACGTTACAGGTACAGTAGCCAATGCAACTTATGCTGATAGTGCAGGTAGCGCAGGAACTGCAACAAGCGCAGACACTGCTGAATTTGTAACTAACGCTACACAGAGTAACATTACATCAGTTGGCACATTAACCAGTTTAACCGTTACAGGTAATGTCAGTGCAGGTAATGTTAGTGCTACTGGACTAGCAGGTACATTAAGTACTGCTGCACAAACTAATATTACTTCACTAGGCACATTAACTGGGTTGACACTTAGCGGCACATTGACAGGTACCACAATAAACGCAGCCGCAATCGGCAATTCGGGTGCAACTCTAACTGGTACACTGCAGACAGCAGCACAAACAAATATAACTAGTGTTGGTACACTAACTGGATTAACACTTAGCGGCACATTGACAGGTACCACAATAAACGCAGCCGCAATCGGCAATTCGGGTGCAACTCTAACTGGTACACTGCAGACAGCAGCACAAACAAATATTACTTCGCTGGGTACACTCACTGGATTGACTCTGTCAGGCACGTTAAATGGAACTACGGTACAAGCAGCGACTATCGGAAATGCAGGCGCTGCGTTTATTGGTAATGGAAGTCAGTTAACCAGCTTAACAGGTGCAAACGTAACAGGCACAGTGGCTAATGCCACTTATGCTGATAGTGCAGGTAGTGCAGCCAGTGCTACTTCTGCTGACTCGGCAACTCTTGCTGAATATGTAACACAATCTGCACAAGCAAACATTACTAGTGTAGGTTCCAGTCTTACTACAGCCGAAATTACAATTGGTAGTAATGCAATTACAAGTACTCACCATACAATTACTATTGAGCCTGCAGATGCTGGAAGTACAGGCAACGTGGTAATTGAAGGTAATCTGCGTGTTACTGGTAATGTAACTTATATAGACAGCGAAACAATTACAACCAATGACAAAGACATCATGGTTGCTAACAACCAAACTACAAGTTTGGGTATTGATGGCGCTGGTATAATTGCAGGTAATGTCAGCAACGTAGGCATTGCTACATTCACTTACGACCACAGTACAACTAGTTGGCAACCCAACGTAGGAATCACACCTGCTGCAAATGCTTCATTAGACCTTGGTGGTACCAGCAACTACTGGAATAATGGATATTTTGCTGCTATTACTGCACCGAGCATTACTGGTACACTACAGACTGCTGCTCAAACTAATATTACCTCAGTAGGCACATTAACTGGATTGACCTTAAGTGGTACACTAACTGGTACAACCATAAATGCTGCTGCAATTGGTAACTCGGGTGCAACACTTACAGGTACGATACAGACTGCTGCTCAAACTAATATTACCTCAGTAGGCACATTAACTGGATTAACACTGAGTGGTACACTAACTGGTACAACTATAAATGCTGCTGCAATTGGTAACTCAGGTGCAACACTTACAGGTACAATACAAACAGCAGCACAAACAAATATTACCTCAGTTGGAACATTAACTGGATTGACACTAAGTGGTACACTAACAGGTACAACTGTTGAAGCAGCACAAATAGGAAACTCAGGAGCCACATTAACCGGTACACTAGATACTGCCGCCCAAACAAATATTACCTCAGTTGGAACATTAACTGGACTAACATTGAGCGGTGCCCTACTTGGAACTACAGTAGGTACAAGCGGTAACGCCACAGTCAACGGGTTAACAGTAAATACCAGTGCCACAGTAGGCACAACATTGGGAGTTACAGGTAACGCCACAGTAGGCGGCATACTGACAGACAACTACTACTATGCAAACGGTAGTCCATTTAGTCCTGGCGGCGGCGGCGGAACCACAACAGTTAGCAATACTGCACCAAGTTCACCAAGTCAAGGCGATATTTGGATTGATAGTGACAGTGCTATACAGTACATTTACTTCAGTGACGGGGATAGCAGCCAGTGGGCTGAAATGCAAGCAGAATTATCATTCGGACAGAGCAGTTACTGGTTAGAAAAGACAGGCAACTACACAGCAGTTAGTGGCGATTGGTTAATTGTAAATACAGCAAGCAGCGCAATTACAATTACTTTACCTGCTAGTCCATCATTGGGTGATACAGTCAAGATTGTAGACGGCTCTGGTAATGCTGCAACAAATAATATCACTGTTGACAGAAACACTAATAATATAAACGGCACTGCTGCAAATCTAACTATTGACATCGATAGAGCATCTGTTGAAGTTGTTTACTATGATACAACCAATGGATGGATTCTAATAGGAACATAATATGGCAACAACACTATCATCAATTAGAGCAAATACAAGTCCAGAAGTTAACGCTACAACTGTGGATGTTACAGCAAACGTAACTGCCAATAGTTTTATTATTGCAGGAGACGGTGTTTTTTATAGTAACGGAGATCCATATAGTTCGGGCGGTGGAGGTACCTCCTACGATGCTAATGCTACTAGTTCTGGATGGTTTGGTCTGCCCACAGGCAACACTCTGCAAAGAAATGTAACTGCTGAACCAGGTAACGGCTCTATTAGAGTTAACTCAACGTTGGACGTCTTAGAAACCTATTATGATGGCGAATGGGTTACCATAAAAGCTCTTGCTGTGCCAGAAGCCACTGGCGGCACTGTGACAGAAGTCGACGGCTATAAGTATCACGCTTTCACTACATCTGGAAATCTTGCAGTTACCTACTGGCCAGCCAGTGCAACTGCTGATATTCTTATTGTCGCCGGCGGTGGCGGAGGTGCTGGCGGCGCAGCCACTAATGGATCTGGCGGTGGCGGAGGTGCTGGCGGTGTAATATTACTCACAGCCCAAACATTGTCAGCAACTAGTTATTCAATTACAGTTGGCGCGGGCGGCAGTGGAGCAACAGGTTTAGACACTGCTGGTAGTATTGGAGGCAATACAACTGCATTCGGTTATACAGCACTGGGCGGCGGTGGTGGTGGTTGTTTTACCGTCTCCCCAAGTAGTGGTGGCAGTGGCGGCGGTGCTGGTACTGGTGTTGATGCAGGAAGACGAGTTGGCGCAACTACTGCAAATTCCTCTCAAGGTAATGATGGAGGTGACGCTGAAGGCGGCCCTGGCACTTCTACTGGTGGTGGCGGAGGTGCAGGCGCAGCAGGTGGAAATGGTGTTAGTGGGACTGCGGGTGACGGCGGTATAGGATTAGATGCCAGTGCGTATTTTATACGATTTGGCGAATCAGGATACTTTGGCGGTGGTGGCGGCGGATCCCCCGCATCTGGTGATAGCGGAGGTGCCGGCGGAACTGGCGGTGGAGGTGCAGGCGCCGAAGCGCCAGGAAATGGTTCAAACGCTACTGTTAATACAGGTGGCGGTGGCGGCGCTGGTGGCTCAACGAGTAGTGCTTCATCAGGCGGCAATGGCGGATCGGGCATTGTTGTGATTAGATATGCGGTGTAACGGAGATATAAATGGCTAATTTTGCTCAGATAGACGAAAACAATATTGTAACTAAGGTTATTGTTGCTGATAAGCCCAAAATTGATAATGGCACATTTGGTGATCCTGCGACATTCGTACAGACTTCATACAACACAAGAGCAGGTAAGCACTCTAGAGGTCGGGCACCTTTTAGAAAAAATTATGCTAGTGTTGGTTATACATACGATTCTGACAGGGACGCTTTTATTCCACCTAAACCCAATGATTCTGCAATCTTAAATGAAGAAACTTGTTTATGGGAGACTTCCACTGTTGCTGGTGGATAATCGACAGTAGAATACAAAATAAATATGATAAAGAGTAAGATATGGCATTAAACTTTCCAAATAGTCCCAGCACTAATGACGAGTATTCCTTCGGTGGTAAAACTTGGATATACACTGGTTCAGCATGGAAAATAAAAACTGATGGCGCTATTAACGATATTGTAATTGGTAATACTACACCTAGCACAGGTGCATTTACTACATTGAGTGCTACAGGAACATTTACTGGAACAACTGTTGAAGCCGCACAGATCGGTAACAGTGGTGCAACTTTAACAGGTACACTTGACACTGCTGCTCAAACTAATATCACCTCAGTCGGTACACTAACCGGATTGACCTTAAGTGGTACACTAACAGGCACAACTATCAACGCTGCTACAATTGGCAACACAGGTGCTACTATTGTTGGTGCTACAGTAAGTGCTGCTACAATCGGTAATAGTGGAGCAACCCTCACAGGTACGTTGAGTACAGCAGCGCAGACCAATGTTACCAGTCTTGGAACTTTAACAGGTTTAACCTTATCAGGAACACTAACTGGTACTACAATAAACGCCGCTACAATTGGCAATAGTGGAGCAACACTAACTGGTACACTAAGTACAGCCGCACAAACCAATGTCACAAGTTTAGGCACATTAACTGGACTTACACTAAGTGGAACACTGACTGGTACAACTGTTGAAGCCGCACAGATCGGTAACTCAGGTGCAACATTAACCGGTACACTAACAGGTGACGTAACTGGTAACTTGACTGGTACAGCCGCTGCGGCAACTACAGTTGTAACAACACTAACCGGTACATCAGCAAATTACTATATTCCATTTTCACTGAGTGGTGCTGCGACAGGCAATGCATCATTGGGTATTGATGCAGGACTTTACTACAACCCAAGCACCAATTATCTTTTCTATAGTACACTATCTGGTGGGACAATTTTACCAACTGCTATTGACTTTGGCGACGGAACATCAGGTACGGAGCATTTACGTTTTGGCTCCTCAGATGATGTAAAGTTTTTCTACGATGGTGTTAACAACACCATGGAGATGGAACTTGAGTCAACGGCAACAAGTTTCATTATCACAGACAACGCCACCACACGATTTACGTTTGAAAAAACTAATGGAAATCTGACCCTTAACGGCAATGTCAACGCCAACAGTTACATTATTGCTGGGGATGGCGTTTTCTGGGCTAACGGTGATCCATACAGTTCTGGTGGCGGCGCCAGCGGCTACTTTAACAGTTCCTTAACAACGTTCCCGGGATCTGCTGGCGACAGTGATTATGGCTCAGGAGAAACATATGTAGGAGAAAGTGCAACTATCGACGCTTTTCAAATCCCAATTATTCCCAACTATGACATGAACGATCCGCATGGTTCTTTAGAAACGGTAGATCTCGGAGTTCTAACATAAAAAACGATAAATATTTACGGAGTTTATTAAATGCCAACACAAGTACAATTTAGACGAGGAACTGAAGCACAAAATGATGCGTTCACAGGTGCCTCTGGCGAACTTTCAGTAGATACTACTAACGATAGTATTAGGATTCATGACGGAACTACAGCCGGCGGATTTGAACCTAATGCCAGATACGCTGACTTGGCCGAACGTTACGCTACAGATATAGACTTAGAACCTGGTGATGTGGTTGTGCTTGGAGGTGCTAAAGAAATTACTAAATCTACTCAAACAGCAGACACAAGAGTACTTGGAGTTGTCAGTACACAACCTAGTCACAAAATGAATGCTTATGTGGGTGAGATAGCAACAAGAAATCAAACACACCCTTATATTGCATTAACTGGACGTTGTCCTTGTAAAGCCGTTGGTGTTGTTAAACCAGGTGACTTAATGATCACAAGTGATCAGCCTGGCCACGCTCAATCTACTGACCAATATATTGGCGGCGCCGTTATTGGAAAAGCAATTACTGGCAAGGATACGGAAGGTCCTGGTGAAATTGAAGTTGCAGTTGGAAGATTTTAAATTTTAAGTTTTTCCTGCGTTTTTAATTTATTTCGACTTTTTTCTAATCTAATAGTTCTAAACACACCCGGGTGCAATGGCTTTGGAAAGAACTCCAAAGGTACCCAACAAAATCCTTTGTGCTCTCGGTTTAAGTCTGGTACAAACTCTTCTTCTACTTTAATTAAGAACGTGTGGTAGACAAATTTTTTGTTGTCGCTGACAAACTGTTCAATAGGAATAACTTTGGCGCCATCAATCCTACCGCCCAATTCTTCACTAATTTCTCTGTGCAAACCCGCAAGTATACTTTCACCGCGTTCTATTTTGCCACCAACTAAACCCCATGTGTCGGGAAACTTGCCGTCGTTGCGTAGTAAAAATAGATAACGTTTTGTAGCGGTGCAGTAGATCATTGCACCACAACTTGAATTTATATTACCAGTTGCCATTTACCTGCCTCATAGAAACCTTCGTAACTCTTGGCCCATGTATTACCATTCCATACATACTGAATGCCTGTAGTCATATTAGTTGCATAGTATGTATCAGGACTATCACTGGCGTCAAATATTACTACCCAATGTTGTCCGTTATACTGAATAATATCATTGGCACTAGCAACTAATCTAGTATTGTCTGCACCAACCCAGTTATAAGTCGCTACGTTAGCAACATTAGCAGGACTAGTGTAATCATTTACTAAAAGATATCTTGTACCATTTACTAAGTTTTGCAAATCTTTATTAGGTCTAGAACTTTGAGGATCAATAATTGCGTTGATAGGTGAAAGTGTATTGGCTGGTATTGTGTCTACATCTACAGTATATAACAAACTAGTGTCATCGGCAGGGTTGTAAGCCACTGTACCTACAACTTCTGTTGTGCCGTCTGCTAATTCTAAACGAACTTGACTAGTACCATTAACTAAGTTACCATAAACATTTATTAAACTGCGCCATGGCTCATTTACGCCATATTCATATATGCGTTCGCTGAATACAATCTTATCACCTATGTTACCAGTAATTAAATCATTTGCTAATACTGTAATACCATTTACACTTACTACTGTAGTATTTGGGGTTGTAACATTGTTGATAAAATTGTAGGCGTTTGCTGATACATTAGCATTTGCGTTGGCGGATAAAGTAATTTCAGTGTTGCTAACAACATTAGATACTGTGCCTAAAGATATATTGTCTTGACTGACTATTGTAAATCCAGCACGTATATCTGATGAAAATGTAGTGCTCACACCGGTTATAGTGGTACTTTCAGTATTAGCAGTTATAGTGCCTGTACCGCGTTGGCTTAACCCAGTAATTAACATGTCACTGGTAATACCATCTGCATCTGTTAACACAATATTAGCATTTGCACTAACATTAGCAGCAAGTTCTTTAATGTATTGTTGTCCAAATTTGTCGTCGACTGGATCATTGTATTTTACTAAACGTAACTCATCGTTTAGTAAAATTACACCATAATCAAGAGGTGTGAGGTATTGTCTACTAAGTAGATTTGCTTCGTCGTATATTGCGGTGTCTATGTTTCCGTCTGCATCATAAATGCTGGCAATAATTTTTTGTACCACACCAAGTGTTTTAACTAGTGCAGGAGCGCTAATGTAAATTGGTAACTCAAAAGTTAGCGTGGCAATGTCTATGTTAGTATCTGTGCCAACAGGTACAGTACGACTGCTCCAGTTAACTTGACTCAAAAGTACGTAAGTAATACTGGTCCAGTCGACGTAGTTGTCTGTACTTTGTATTTCTAAAGCTGGATTGAATAGTGTACAAATTTGCTCTAGAATTTGTAATTTTTGTTCTGTGTTGCTGGTCCAAATATCTAATTTTAAAGTTAGTTTATATGGAACAGGCATTAGTCTTTCAACGGTGAACGTATCGCCCTGTGTTGTGGCTAAAGCACCTGTTTGAGCGTCATAATAACGTTCACGTAGATGCATTTTATCTACGTAAGTTGGATTCATAATTCTTGAGCGATCATAATCCATGCTTGCAATATAAACTGCCATAGCAGGAGTGCTGTTCAAATAATTTTCACTGTTTTGTTTTAAAATGGCGGATGCCTGTCTACTGCTGTCTCCATATATTACAGGAACACGTTGAAGTGTGGTATTACTATTACGATCCATGCCAAACTCAACCTGAAAGTTTGACACCATACGAATAAACTGCGTAATGTACCTGCGTATTTGTTTATCGTAGAAAAACTGTTGTAAAGCCATTAGTTATCTGCCTTTGGTGTAAGCGCCTTGCTAAGGCTTTGGCGTGTTGGTAGTGTTTCGCCTTCTTGATTGGTGTAAGTTGTGGTATCGTTAACAAAGATACTGCGTAGTGTCTTATTGTTCGGACCTGGAGTCAAGTTAGCGCGAACATTGTCTTCAACTTTGATCCATCTAGCACCATCGTAACGGAATAATCTATTCGGCACGTAATCTGTCCTTAATACATATTGCCCGATTGTTGGACTTCCGGGGAAAGAAGTACCAGCAGTTACAGTAAATCCGTTTGGAGCAGTTCCATCACCGCCTAAGTAAGCAGGAATAGCAACATTGGGAGTAGTTGGACTTGTTGTTGCTAATGTTCTAGTACTTCCTGCGTAAGTGTTTGAGTTATCTGCACCAAGACCAGTAGGATCGCCTGGAGCGCCTGTTGGAGTAAGTGGGACAATATAAAGTTCGTCCATGTTGTTACCACTCTTGTCTACATCCTGCTCAGCTTGATTAATGATAGCATCATTGATTTCTACCAACTTATTATAGTTGCTAGAAACTTGACCAATTGTATCTGTAGTATTTTCACTGGCTTGAATATTATTAAGAATATCTTTATACTCTTGTGCATCTACTAGAGGTGTCATTTTAATGCGCCATAAGTGTGGCCACCAAGTTTGACTGAATCCTTCTGAACTAAATGTACAGTCCTGCACTACATAAAATCTTTTTAGCACTGCAGGAATTGTAGCATCTAACGGATAGTAATCTTTTTTGTGCGGCAGTTCAATAACATCACCTGACATGATTTTACGACCCAACATTGCTATCATGTCATTTAAGTGGAATGTCATGTACACAGTGTCTGCATTTAAGAACAAGCCAAATTGTTCTAAGTTGAAATCATTGTCGGTGACAGTGTAGATGCCACGCATGGAATATACGTTGGCATCGTACTTTCTGTCTCTGTTCTCCAGAAACAACAAGTCTTGTATGTTCTGTTCGCTTTGATTACTGTAAATAGGTTCGTCCCATTCTTTCCAATAGATGCTAATAGGAGCACCATTACTGATTGTACTGGTAGTGTTACTGCTTATTGTAATAGTATTGGCAGTGCTGTTTGCTATTGTAATAGTGGTATTGGCTGCAATACCAATACCTTGTACTGTTTGTCCTGGTTCAAATGTACTGGTATTAGCAAACGTTAAAACTGTACTGTTGGCACTGACTTCAGAAGTTAGGGCATAGGCATTTGCCTGCGGATTTGTACCAATATATTTGTGTAAGTATACGCCTGTACCACCGATAGTAAACTCTTCGGATATACGTTTATCAAAAAATCTATAATCGTTGGTGTGGTTTTCACGCCACATGCTTAATCTTGGCATAAGTCAGAATCCAGTATTCTTATATTTATGGCGATATGAATTGTAAATAGTCCAAAAGTAATGTAGTACTTTAGTACTACTTGCACAATAATGATAAATCTGTTATAATACAGTTTTCCAAGAAGGATCAAAAATGGCTACAGTAGCAGGCGTCAAAGTAAAAGCAAAGAAACCACGTACAGTATCGTTTCACAGTAAACCCACAGATGGTCCAGTTTGGGACACGGAACAGGCCCGTGAACTGCCACAGGAAGAATTTGACCATTTGCTACGCAAGAGCATGAATTACTACAATTATCACTATAGTCAAAAAGATTTGAAAAAGTATGTGGTTGAGTGGATGCGTTCAGGCGGCGAGTTTACCAAGGAAGAAGTTAAGAAGTTCGAGCGTAGCAGTGATAGGTTGCTGAGCATGACTGCCTGTAGTTTGGTTATGGCTCATCGTCAGGGCATGCCGTTCCGTGAACGCCATTTAGAGTTTTTGGACACAGAACTGACCCGTGTTTTGGAGGCTGTTACAGAAGACGAACCCGAAGAACAAAAAACGGAACAAGTCACAGAAGCCTACAAGCCCACGATTCAAGACAGACTACAGGAAAAAACCAGCGAACTGATTGGCGAGATAGAAGGCCATTACGATGAATTGGTTACTGAGGGTAAAACTGAGTTTAAACCTTATGACTTTTTGAGCGGTAATAATGTAGTGCAAAGCCAACTTGGAAAGTACGAAGCACTATTTCAAGCACGCCGAGAAGAACTGGAACTGGCACAGAAAAAAGCAGATCCGCAATTAGTTGAAGGTTATAAGCATTACAAAGCACAGGACTACAAGCGACTGATTGCCTGGATCGATGCATTGTTGGAAGCAGTTGAGCAGTATCGTGGTGTTAAAAAGGCTACTAAGAAATTAAGAGTTAAGAAAGCACCCAGCAAAGAAAAGCAGATCAGTAAACTCAAATACTGCAAGGAAGATAAAACACTAAAATTAGTCAGCGCCAATCCTGCAGAAATTATTGGTGCCTCTGAGTTGTGGGTCTACAATACCAAGACACGCAAACTGGGCAAATACATTTCAGCACCCTACAAACAGTTAGGTGTAAAAGGCACAAGCATTGAAGGCTTTGATGTTGATAAGAGTGTGTGCAAGACACTACGCAAGCCAGAGGAAAAACTTAAAGAGTTTGCTAAAGCAGGCAAGGTGCAGTTACGTAAATTTCTTGAAGATATTAGAGCAACTGAAACCAAACTCAACGGTAGAATCAGCGCAGATGTGCTATTACTAAAAGTTGCCTAAAATCACCGTCCTGTTGGCTAAATAAGGTTAACAGGACTTTTTTATGGCTACAGACAATACAGTAATTGTTCCCGACTTACAGACTGACGGCAGTGTAAGGACGCAAAATCTTGGCATGGCTGGATTTATCAGCCAGGAAAGTGCCATTGCCGCTAACGAACAAATACAAACACTCAATCAACTACGTAACGAAATGATTGACTACATTCGTTTGCGTTTAGGCGATCAAATCGTTGACGTTGAGTTAGATAAAGAACACTATGATTTGGCTATCAAACAGGCCCTGACCAAGTATCGTCAACGTGCTCAAAATAGCACAGAAGAAAGTTATGTATTTTTGGATCTAATTCCCAATGTACAAGAATACATCTTACCCAACAACATTATGGAAGTGCGCCAAATCTTTCGTAGAGGAATTGGTAGTACAACTGGAACAACCGCTAGTCAGTTCGAGCCATTTGCTTCAGGTTATTTAAACACCTACATGCTGGTAGCAGGACGTGTGGGTGGTTTGACCAACTACGAACTGTTTACTGCTTACCAAGAATTAGCCATGACCATGTTTGGTGGTTATATTAACTTTAACTGGAACCGTGTAACTAAGAAATTAACTCTAGTTCGTAAGATTCCCTACGATGGTGGTACTGATGTTAAACCAACTGCACTAACGGCTGCTAGTACATCCGTTGGTGCAGTGATTACAATTACACTGCCTACCAGTGCTACTAGTTTTCAAACAAATCTGCAGGTAGGCGACAGTGTTTATATACAGAGTTGTCCAGTACAGGGGTATAGCAGTCAGTATCGTGTAGCAAGTGTAAACGACGATAGAACAGTTATTACAGTGCTGGCAAATCAAACACTAGGCGCCACTTCAGTGACAGGTACTGACTTGGCTTCAACAACTTTTTTTATACCAGAACCATTCTACGATGGTAATGCACTAGAAAGTGTACTGCTTTGGGTTAACAACTACAAACCAGACAGTATGCTACTGAGTGATCCTCAGGTTTATCCTTGGTTGCAAGAGTATGCTTTGGCATTTACAAAATCTATTTTGGGACAGGCACGTGGTAAGTTTGCCAGTATTGCAGGCCCACAAGGTGGAACTACACTTAATGGTGCCGCACTATTACAAGAAGCAACCGCAGAAATGGCTCAACTTGAGGATGAATTGAAACGGTATATTGATGGATCGCAACCGTTGACATGGGTCACAGGTTAATGTATAATAAGGACTCTTAGGAGTCCTTTTTCATGATTATTGGAATTTGTGGTTTAATTGGTGCTGGCAAAGACACTGCCGCAGACTATTTGGTGAATTGGCACGAGTTCAGGCGCGACAGTTTTGCCGCAACCCTCAAAGATGCCGTCAGCGCAGTGTTTGGTTGGGATCGTGAACTGCTAGAAGGACGCACCAAAGCCGCAAGAGAATGGCGTGAACAGATAGACACTTGGTGGGCCAATCGTTTGGACATGCCAGATTTGACCCCACGCTGGGTATTACAATATTGGGGCACAGATGTATTCCGTAATCATTTCCACCAGGATATTTGGATTGCTAGTTTAGAAAATAAACTGCGTCAAACCCGAGACAACGTAGTAATCTCAGACTGTAGATTTTTAAACGAAGTTGAAAGTATTCGCAGGATTGGCGGCAGAGTAATCAGGATTGTTAGAGGGCAAGATCCAGAGTGGTTTCATTTAGCACGAACTAGTCCACAAAATATGCTAGATCGGTATCCCGGAGTACATGCCAGCGAATACAGTTGGGCGCCTACAGAATTTGACCACATTGTGGAAAACAACGGCACTATCGACGAATTATACTGTGAACTTAAAAATCTGGTATAATAGGACTTTCACGCCATAAACTGTTAGATTGGTGTAATTCAACTCTACAATTTAAGCACACCGTTTTTAAATTAAACTCTCCAACATTCTTTAAATTACCGTCTAAATGAAATACCGACATTTGTTGTTCGGGATATTTGGATCTAAAACCGCACTTATCACAGACTGGTTTTTTTCTGTACCCTGCTTTGTACCAAGCAGGAACTGACTTTATTTTCTTTCCTTTACGTAAACAACTTTCGCAGAGTTTTCTGTACCTTGTTTTACCGTTACTGTGATAGTTAATTGCTGATAAATTTAGGTTGCAGGTCTGGCATAAAGGTCTTTTCATAAAGTTATTTAACTGTAAAACCTTTCGAAAGGGTGTTCAAACTGGTGATATTTACTGACTTCCGATAAATATCTTTATAAGTTTTATGAGGAAGTGAAACATGGCACTAGTTTCTCCAGGCGTACAAGTCAGTGTAATTGACCAAAGTTTTTACGCACCAACACAATTAGGTTCTGTTGCTTACATTTTAGTAGCAACAGCACAGGATAAAGTTGCACCAGGAGGCACAACAATTGCTCCTGGAACCGAAGTAGATAATGTAGGAACTATCTATAACATTACAAGTCAGCGTGACTTAGTAACAACTTTCGGAACCCCAACTTTTAAAACAACTGCAAGTGGTAGCCCTATTAACGGAGATGAGCAAAACGAATATGGATTGTTAGCTGCTTACAGTTTATTAGGTATTAGTAATCAAGTTTACATACAACGAGCAAATGTTGATGTAGGAGCACTTACCGGAACTACATCACGTCCAACGGCTGAACCCGCTACTGGAGCACTGTGGCTTGATTCTGCTAATACAAATTGGGGTGTTTACGAATGGAACGCTACTACACAGGCATTTTCATCGCAAAATGTAATCGTAGTTAACAGCAGCAGTGACTTAGTAGGCAATGTCACACCAAATGTAGGAATTGGCGCAATTGGTCAATATGCAGTAAACACAATTGCAAACACTAGTCCAATTTACTATAAAACATATGATAATACTTGGCAACTAGTTGGTAACGTAGGTTGGGAAGCTAAAATTCCAACAATTACCGGCACAACAGCCAGTGCTGGTAACGTAATTACTGCTAACAGTAATATTACAATTAACACCACAAACGTTACAGTAGCAATTAATGCAAACTTGACAACTGTGGCTAGTAATATTAACTCTGCTGCGATTGCAGGTGTTACTGCTCGTGTAAACAGCAGTAACCAATTAGTAATTCAAGTTACAAGATTAAGTGAAAGCGATGGTGCAACTGCAGATGGTAAAATTGCAATCAGCAATGGTAATAACACACCTCTTACTGATTTAGGTATTACTGCTGGTACATATAATGGACCTTCAGTTCAAATAAGTCCTTACTACACTGTTCCAGAATTTAATAGTGCTAACTTAGCTGCAGGCACAGGTAGACCAACTGGTTCTGTTTGGCACAAAGCCAGCAGAACAGGTTCTGGTTTAACAATTTCTCTTAAAGAATACAATGCCAGTACAGATACTTGGACATCTATTACAGCAAATGATTATGCAAATGTATTTGCAGCGACATTTGCATTAGATCCAACAGGCGGTGGCTCAAATCTAACACAAGGTTTGGCGTTTGCACAGTACGATCCATTTGGAACTACAGAGCCGGGCGCCCTTGTTTGGTATCGTGATGGTACAGGAGCAATGACCATTACTGGTAACACAACTTCTCCAACTGCTGGGAATGTTGGAGCATCATTTACATTAGCCACTCGTGCAAATGCAAGATTGGCAAATGTAACAACCTACACAGTTACAATTACAACTGCTACAGTAGCAGGATTTGTTGATGCTGTTAGTGCTGCAAGTATTCCAAATGTTACAGCAAACATTAGCAGTACAGGTGCAATGACTATCACTCACGATCAAGGTGGTGATATTGAGCTTGTAGATGGCGCTGGCACACCATTGGCCAACGTTGGAATTGCAGATGCCGGAGCTACAAATGTATATTACACTCATAGTAACACTAACACACAAACATCTACAATAATTGGTAGTTTGTGGAAACCTGCTGATAGAAAAGACTATGAAGTAAGTGCAACAGAAATATCAGATGCACCAGCAAATAACACATACTGGTACTATAATACACCAAGTCGTGCTGATATTATGATTAGTAATGGTAGTGCTTGGGTAGGCTACAGAAATCTAAGCAGTGACATTAGAGGTTACGATTTAACAACCACAAACAGTACAGGTCCAATCATTAGTGCAACTGAGCCAACACTACAAGATGACGGCACAGCACTTGTTTACGGCGATTTGTGGATTGACACTAGCGATTTAGAGAACTATCCTGCAATATACAGATGGCAAGCAGTTGCCGGTGTTGATCAATGGGTACAAATTGATAACACAGATAACACAGGAACTGATGGTGTTGTATTCGCAGATGCTCGTTGGAGTACCGCTGGAACAGTAGACCCAGTACTTGACGCTATTCCAACTATTCAAACACTTAGCACAAGTAACTACGTAGACTTAGATGCTCCTGACCCAGCATTTTATCCACGTGGTATCTTGTTGTTTAACACAAGAGCAAGTGGTTTTAATGTCAAACAGTACAAAACAAATTACTTTACTGCTGCTGCATATCCAGGCGAAAGCATTCCAGCAGTTGCCAATACTTGGGTAACTGCAAGTGGATTTGACAGCACAGGTATTGTACCAAACTTTGGACGCCAAGCACAACGTGGAGTTATTGTTGCTGCACTTAAGAGCGCAATTGACAGTAGCACTGCACTACGTGAAGACAGCAATTCATTTAACTTAATTGCTTGCCCAGGATATCCAGAGTTGATTCCTAACATGGTGGCACTAAACGAAGACAAAGAAAACGTTGCCTTTGTAGTAGGTGACACCCCAATGCGTTTAGCAGCTACTGGCACAGCAATCCAGGCCTGGGCAGACAACACCGCAGGTGCAACTGCTACAGGCGAAGATGGTTTGAATACCAGCAGTCCATACGTTGGATTGTACTATCCAAGTGCGTTGACAAATGACTTAGCAGGCAATCAAGTAGTTGTTCCGCCAAGTCACGTAGCGTTGCGTACAATTGTTAAGAGCGATAATATCAGTTATCAATGGTTAGCACCGGCTGGTACACGTCGTGGTTTAATTGACAATGCAACCGCTATTGGTTATGTAGATGCAAATAGCGGACAGTTTGTAAGTATTGGCGTAAGTCAAGGAATACGTGATGTGTTGTATGAAAACAATATTAACCCATTCACAAACTTACCTGGTACTGGGCTTGTAGTATACGGCCAAAAAACTATTGCTGCAGCTCCAAGCGCACTTGACAGAATTAATGTTTCAAGGTTAATTAACTTCTTACGTAATCAACTTAACATTATTGCTCGCCCATTTGTGTTTGAACCAAATGATCCAATCACACGTAACGCACTATTAGCAGTTGTTAATAGTTTACTAAATGATTTGATTGCTAAACGCGGTATTACAGACTATCTAAGTGTTTGTGACACTACAAACAATACGCCAGAGCGTATTGCAAGAAACGAACTGTATGTAGACGTTGCTATACAGCCAACTAAGGCAGTAGAATTTATCTACATACCAATTAGATTGAAGAACCCAGGAGAAATCCAGGACGGCAATCTAGCAGCGGTACAGAATCCAGGAACAGGAGCATAAGACATGGCAGTATCATCCTTAACAAGATTTACAGTACCCTTAGGTGGAGACCAAAGCGCCTCTACCCAAGGTCTGTTGATGCCAAAGTTACAATTCAGATTTAGAGTCAGTTTTGAAAACTTTGGCGTCAGTAATCCTAAAACAGAATTGACCAAACAGGTAATGAGTTTTGCAAGACCACAGGTTACATTTGACCCAATTGATGTACCTGTGTACAACAGTCGAGTTTATTTGGCAGGACGTCCAGTGTGGTCAATAGTATCTACTACACTGCGTGACGATGCTGGCGGCAACGTAACACGTCTTGTTGGCGAACAACTACAGAAACAGTTTGACTTTATGGAACAGGCCAGTGCCAGCAGCGGTATTGACTACAAGTTTATTACCAAACTGGAAATGCTAGATGGTGCCAATGGTAACATTGAACCTGTTGTACTAGAAACATGGGAAATGTATGGTTGTTTTCTAACCGATGTTAACTATAACGAAGCAAACTACGAAAATAACGCACCAATGACTATCACTATGAGCATACGTTACGACAATGCTATACAAACAACTACACCTGGTGGAGTTGGTAATGATGTTGGTCGTACCAATGGTGCAGTAATTACAGGTTAATAATAAACTTACCGTGACGAAGACCCACTTACGAGTGGGTTTTTTCGTGAATAAATATTATATATGGCTACTCTTTATAACAGCGATTTAAAACCTTTGGAGTCTGGTGATTATACACACTACTATGACCATGCCACTAAGCTCTTCCTTGCTGACAACTTCAGGCTGGCACCTAAACAAAGTTTTCTTTATTACGTTAGCATAAATGTAGATATAAGCGCATTGCAAAACTTGTTGGGACAGTTAGGACAAGAAGGAACAAGTAGTCAAACGTTAATAGAGCAATATGAAACTGGCTTATTAGCAAAAAGAGTAGAACTTCCTAGATTCACAGTAAACACTAGTACTTTAAATGCTTACAATAGAAAAAACATTGTTCAGAAAAATTTAAGATACGATCCTTTAAGTATTACATTCCATGATGACGCTGCGGATACAGTACTGAAGTTTTGGAATGATTTTTATACTTACTATTACAGGGACAGTGATTACAATCAAAACTTGTACACAGTCCCTCACAAATATGAAGCAAGATTAAATGATGGATGGGGTTTCAGTCCAAGAAACGCTAACTTAAAACCATTTTTAAGAAATATTCAAATTTTCAGTTTACACAATAAACGTTTTACAGAATATCTTCTTGTTAATCCAATAATAAGTTCTTGGCGGCAAAGCGAGCATAACAGTTCTGAAAGTAATGCATTAATGGAAGCAACCATGACTGTTGAGTACGAAACAGTCAAATACAGAACAGGTTTTGTAAATCCAGTTGATGTAAACGGATTCGCAGTATTACATTATGATAATACTCCAAGCCCTATAAGCAACAGCGTAACAAATATCTATACCGATGCAGGCTTGCTTGGTGCCTTAACAGAAGGAAGTACAGATTTAGCAAGACCAGACACAACAGGCAGTGGGTCTGGTTTACTGGGAAGCATTCTTAGTGCTTATAGATTTTATAATAACCTTAAAGATACAAATTTTAAAGATTTGGGTGGTTTAGTACTGGGTCAAATAGGCGCCCAAGTTTTAGGCGGTGCAATTAACGGTGCAGCACAAAATGTGTTTTTCCCAACTCTTTCCAGCACGCCTGGGTATGGCACTTCTACAGCGACATCGGGTGTTTTAAGTCCTCCAGCATCTACCCAAGGGTATAGCCCTTACAGTAGTCCACAACCAAGTGGAGCAGTAACAGTTAACAATCAAGCAGCAGCAGTTGTTACTGGAGGTAGTGCAAGTTTTGTAAATTCTATTTTAAATAATTATACAAGAGGAGTTGCAACAAATTCTCCAAAGCCTGCGAATCCAGAAAGCACAGCAAATTATCAACTTAGATCTGTTTCTGACAACATCAGTTTAGATGCAAGAAGTGCTCAACCAGCTACAGATGAAATTACTAGTGTTGTTTATGATCAAGTAACAGGAGAAGAACTTACAAGATTTCAAAATGTTGGCAACCAAGCCGGCGGATTTGACCCTACCGATCCTAACAAAAATGCTGAATTTATTGTTGTTTCAACAGATCAAAGTAAAGGAACCTTGACAAGAAGACAGTACACTAATGGGGACGTTGTCTTGTTTAATGAAGATGGTTCCGTTAATACTATTCAACGAGGATTCAAGAGCGGGTCTGGCAATTTTAATACTAATCCTCCTAATACACGAGATCAAGCTGCAGCCGGACAAGTTATAAATCCAACTAGCGTGCAGTACTATACAGATCCGACCACAGGTATCACAAGGGTTGTTAATGGAGGAGTAAGTGGTCTGTTTAGAAACACTCTGTCCGGCGCAATAGGTGGCATTACTGGGTTATCCGTGGGAAGTGCATTATATGGAGGAATATCTGACGCTTTCGGTGGCGGCATTGTAGGTAAAACTATTGGAGTTGGTCTAGGAGGTTCTATAGGTACAGGAGTAGGAATAGGTGTTAATAACTTGGTCCAGACCGGCCTTAATAAAATACTCGGCACACCTACTCAAACTTTTAATCCTGCCACTGGGCAAATTCAAAACGCTGGAGCAGGCCTGACAGGCAGTGGAGGCTATGATTCTAGAAATCCAAGTAGGAATATTGTTACATACTCTGATAATGGTAATGGCACGACAACTGTTCAGACAGTAAATGGCGGCACAGGTATTGTAGATAACTTAACAAATAGTCTGCAAAGTTTTACAGGAGGAGTTGGAAATGCTATTAGTAATTGGCTTGGAACTCCTGGCATAAATCAAGATGCAGCAGTGTTACAACCTCCCGCCGGAACAGGGTTTTGGACAGATAGTTCCGGTAGCCCGATCACTACCGCATTAGGAGATTCGATTTATTCTGGTTTTACTAACAGCGGCCCAACTAACATTTTAAATCAATCTGTAGTAGATAATTTTGGTGCAGTAGATATGGGCCCAAGTTATGATCAGACATTTTTGTCATCTTATGACAATATACACAACTGGAATTTTTCATAATTAGGAATATGTTATGGCAGACACGACTTACAATCCTCAACAGCCAAGTAATTTAAACACAACGGCTACAAATCAGACTACACGATATTTCAATAATTTTTTTCTGCCTCAAAACACTGTAAGTTCTAATACCAACGATGCTATTGTAAGTTTCTTTGAACAACAGTCCGGCAATGCTGAAAGTGCAAGATTATTAGCACAGGCAGTAATCGACACAGCATTTGCGCAAAGAGAGGATCCTTTGGATGTGTTAGATCAATTTAGAAATCTAACAAACAATGAGTTAAATGCTTTTCTAGCACTTTACCTTAACACAAGCAGAGTTCCTACAAGTTTCTTAGGTTTACAGTCTACTGCAAGAACAAGCCCATACGTTTCTCGTACAATTTTGACATGAGTAAATATGCACAAGGCAAATTTCAAATACAAAATCCCAACAAGTACATAGGCAAAGGTACGCCTACATACAGAAGTAGTTGGGAATTTGCTTTTATGCAGTTCTGCGATAATAACCCTGCAGTGCTACAATGGGCCAGTGAAGCCATACACGTTCCTTACAAAAATCCTTTTACAAACAAAAATACAATTTACGTACCTGACTTTTTGGTAATTTATGTGGACAAAAACGGCAAGCGCCATGGCGAAGTTATAGAAGTTAAACCCAGTAAAGAAACTACAATGGAAGCCGCCAAAACTGTTAAAGACAAAGCCGCAGTAGCACTGAACATGTTTAAATGGGAAGCAGCTCGCCATTTTTGCAAAGCACATGGCCTAGTTTTTAGAATAGTCAACGAACAAGACATTTTCCACGGAACCAAAAAACGTTAAATAGTAACATGACTAAGAAATTAGAAGAACTATTTAATCTGTCAGAGCCTGAAGACAACGAGCCTGAACAAACTGTTAGCCCAGAAGAAGCCCGTGCAGCCATCGAAGCAAATCGAAGCGAACTTGCAGACATAGACACTGCTATCGACAAAATTGATCAAGCACTGCCCACGGTACGAGACCTAAGTGCCAGTGACCAAGAGATGGACGAACTGGCAGAACTAGCCAAGGACAAGTTCAATGACCTTATGGATTTGGGTATGAACATGGAAGCACGTTTTAGCGGCACAGTGTTTCAGACTGCTGGCACATTGTTGGGGCATGCTATTACTGCCAAGCAGGCCAAGTTGGACAAAAAACTGCGTATGGTAGACTTGCAGTTGAAAAAAATGCGGTTGGACCATCAGATTAAGAAAGATCAGCAGACAGGAGACGTGCCAGAGCACGTTGAAGGGCAAGGAGTAGTGCTTGATAGAAATGCACTCTTGGCTGAAATTTTGAATAAACCCCGGCATTAATTAGTCAAAAACGCTAAATATCGTATAATAGGAACAATTATGAAAAGTTTTAAAGCCTATCTAACAGAATCAACACGCACCTATGATTTTAAGGTGCGTATTGCAGGCGACCTTACAACAGAAGATGTTGATAAGATTAAAGTTGCACTTGAACAGTACAAAGTTGTCAGTGTAAGCAAACCAAAGAGTTCTCCAATTCACGAAACAGAACTATTTCCCAACATGGGCCCAGTGGCTATTAATGTAATGGAAGTCAGTGTTGCTTATCCTGCAAGAGATGACATGATCCGTGCAGTCATTAACACAGGTGCTGGTATCAGCGCAGACAGAATTCGTGTTAACGGTCCTGACGGTGCTTTTGAAAGCATGCTGGCAGGCACAGAGCAGAGCAATCAACCAACAGATGCTCCAGTGCTTGAAACACCAGAAATGAAAGCAGCCGAAGTACCCAAAGATTTTACTGGCGATGCACGTATCCCTAGTTTGATTAAGGAACTAGAAGAAACAAAGAAATATGAATATCCCGAAGCAGCAGGCGGTGACACACCTGCAGCACAAACCACTAACGAGTTGCCAGTAGGTGAACTTAGTGCAATGGGCAGTACAAAACCAAATATACCTGACCCAATGAAAATGAAAGCAGGTAACGGAAAGTAAAACTATGAGCAGCAACATCTATGACATCTTAAACAAGTTTAGCAGTTTAGAACAGCAACCTGAACCTAAGGTAGAACAAAAACTTCAGGTAAAATCTAAATTGCAAGAAAGCATTGATAGCCTAAGTGAAAAATGGGCAGGAGATGCAGAAGTCAAACAAACAGGACAGTATGCAGACAAAACTACTGGCGAACTTAAAAAGATGTTAGGTAGTTTGCACAAAAGTGGTCCACACAAGCGTGGTAGTGCAGAAGACAAAAAACAAAAACAAATTAACTTTGCCTTAAGAGCCAAAGGTGGTTGGAAAAAAGGTGAAGGCGCTGCAATGAAAGAAGAAGGTGTGGCGGAAGGCAGCGGGGATAAAAGTTTTGAAGACATGAACCGTGCTGAACTGTTGGACTATTTGAACATGAGTCCAAAAGAAGCAGCCGACATGACTAACAAAGACCTGCGTGATGCCTGCGAAGAAAAAACCAAAGATGTCAGCGAAGTAGCACCTCCCGGCGCTAAAGCAGAACGTATGGTTAAGCATATTAAAAAGAGTTATGCCAAAGACGGCAAACTAACAGACAGAGAACGCGGCATCGCTTATGCTACAGCCTGGAAAGCACACAAAGCAGGTAAAGTAGAAGAAGCAGCCCAAGCACTTAAAACTCTTGTTGATGCAGGAATGACAGCAGAGCAAATCACAGAAGGTTGGGATGACATGCTTAAGGCCGTTGAGAAAAAGCACAAGCAGGATAAAGAAGAAAAAGGCACTGGTAAATTTGATAAAAAGAAAATATCAACAGGCACAGTATATACACGCAAGTATGATGCTGATGGCATAAGCAACACAGATGATGAAGTCAAACCAGAAGGTGAAAAACGTAAGCGTGGACGTCCTAAGAAGAATGCTTTTGAAAGCAAGTCTACTGTAGAGAAAATGATCTCCGAAGCATATGAAGATGGTGTACAAAAATTCATAGTAAAAGGCGATGATGTTCTTGGAAAAGATCCAGACAAAATGTCTGCATTTGACAAGATTAAAGCAGGAGTCAAAAAAGTAGCCAATGTGGTTGCCCCAGATGACGAAACACTACTAAAAGATTTAGAAAAGAAAACATTTGGTGAAGAAGACGAAGTAAGCCCACGTGAGCCAGAGGACATGAAAGAAGACAGTCAACTGTCTTATGAACAGGACCTGCTTAAGAAGGCTGTCGGCGATCAAATGTACAACGAAATCGAAGCAGGCATGCAGGATTCGAATTTTAATTTGACAGCTAATGAACCATTGTATCATGCACTGTATGACTATTATACAGACAATGGGGAAATGCCCTACGATGTAGCAAAAGCACGTACAGGTACTCCTGATGAGTGGATCATGAACAAAATGCAGGAACTGTTTGGCAGCACAGACCAAGAACAACAAGGACCAGAGGACAGCAACATGGATAAAGAACTAGAAGAAATGATGAGACTTGCAGGTATGCAAGCAGAAACAAAAATGTCAGAAGCAGACATGGAAGAAGGCAATGAATTTACTGCTGCCCGTGTTGCTGCTATCAAGGCAGGCAAAGACAGTTTTACTGTAGATGGCAAAACTTATAAAGTAACTGGTGACACCAGCGACGAAAAGAAAATGGAAGAAGCAGTCACCGAAGGCGAAGAGTGTCCAAAATGCCACTGCGATCCCTGTGAGTGTGATGACGACGACGACAAAGAAAAAATGGACGAATGTGGCCCAGGCTATGAAATGGATCAAGGTCAAGAAGGTCGCATGAACGTCAGCACCAACATGAGCAGCGACGGTAACAAGAGTGTTACTATTAGTGCAGAAGGTGAAGCCGCAGAAGAACTAATGCAGATGTTGGCACTTGCTGGTATGAAAGCCAAACAGCCAATGCCGCAAGAAGAAAATGTACATCAGCAAATGGCTGCAGTTGAGGAAGAAAAAGATCCTCGCTATCAAGCCAATACAACCCCTGAAGAGGAAGTCATGCCTGTACAGACACAGACCAAAGGTGGCAACGGTGAAGTAGCAGGACAAGAGAAAAAGATGCACAAAGATGGCGCTGCAAGATTTAGCGACAACCCACTTGCAATGAAAGAATCTCAAGATGATTTAAGCAACATGGGTCGTGACCTAATGAAGCAGTACAACTCAATTAAGGTACAAAAATGAGAGCAAACCAATTCTTAGAATCCATCAGCGTTGACGATAATTTTGATATCGAGTTTGACAACTTTGTTATTGAAAGCAGTGTTGTAGGTTTTACAGAAGATGGTGTAGTCATTGAAGCAGACAGCAAAGCACTGGCACTATTAGGTGTTAGCGGTGCTTTGTTGGAAGCAGAGTATCAAGGTCGCAAGGTTCCATTGGGTAAACCGATGAGAGGCGATGTGAAAAAATTCAAAGTCTATGTAAAGAATCCCAAAGGTAATGTAGTGAAAGTTAACTTTGGTGATCCTAACATGCGTATTAAAAAGTCTAATCCAGCAAGGCGTAAAAGTTTTAGAGCCAGACACAACTGTGCCAATCCTGGCCCAAGACATAAAGCACGCTACTGGTCATGCCGCAAGTGGTAACATGAAAATCCGTGACATAATTACAGAAGAAAAAAGTCAGGCAGGCATTACTAAACGCCAGCAAGAAGCCACACGGGGCCTCCATAGATTCAAGGACAAAGACAACCAAGACAGAGTCTATGAATTATATCGTGTTATGTTGGCCGCTGCTTGTTTAGACGGAGATAATGAATTACCTGACCATGTTGATCCAGAAAGTTGGGCAGGAAGGTATAATATTGCTGCTCCTTTGACTCCCCAGGAACAAAAAATGCTTAAACAAGCATATAAAGAAATCGGTAGTACTTATGTGGACATTAACAATGGTGATCTACGCAGTATGGAATTAGGTTCTGTTAATAAAAAGAGTCCTACTGCTAAACCCAAAAAGAACAAATACGGTGTATAATGGACGAAGTACAAGAAATTAAAATGCTGGCAGGCATTAGTAATCGTCCTCAATGGCAGGAATATAACCCTGTCCATGAAAAGAACATGAGTTACACTGGCACCGAAAAATCTCGACTAATGAAAAAACATAAAATTAAACCAGGAACTGATGCCTGGTTTAAACTTTGGTTCTCTAAGCCATATATGACAGGCGAACGTCCTATTTAACGGGCACAGTCAATCCCAAATATTGATACCAACTATCGTGCGGCACATGTACTGCTCGCATTTTCCATTTGTTAATTAAATGAAAGTGATCGGGTCTAAACGGTTTACGCAATGGTTTCCAAGTCTTAGTGCCTTTTTTATGATTGCAGGGCTTGCAGGCAGTTACACAGTTTTCCCATACAGTTTTTCCACCTTCTGCTCTGGGTACCACATGGTCAATAGTTAGTTCTTTTGCTTCAAACGTGTCTGAACAATATTGGCATTGATATAAGTCACGCAGAAACACATTAGTCCTACTAAACTTTGCAGCCTTTTTGAACTTAAAATAGTCTTTGGTAACACAGACAGCAGGAACTTTCATGGTAATGTATTCACTATGAATGTCCCAATCTTCGTATTCTTCTAATACAGTAACTCTGTCTAAAAAATATAGTTTGATAGCGTGTTGCCAACTAATAACACTTAGGGGTAGTACACTAATTGGATTGTAATCGCTGTTTAACAGTAGCGTAGTTGACAATTAAAACCTCACAGGGTTAGTTCATAAATATCTATTATATAGTATTTACTTACAAAGAGCAAGCAGATATGGCAAAAAGTTTGGAAGTTGTTTTAATCAAAAAACCAAACAGTGTTGAGTCCTATACAGAGCAGCAGATTAAAGAAATCGCAAAGTGCGCTGATCCAAAAACAGGACCACAGTATTTTCTTGACAATTATTTTTACATTCAACACCCAACTCGTGGTAGAATGTTATACCAGCCCTTTGAATACCAAAAAAGATTGGTAGATACTTACCACGGTTTTAGATACAGCATAAGTTTAATGCCTAGGCAAACTGGTAAATCAACAACTGCTGCTGGTTATCTACTTTGGTATGCCATGTTTGTGCCCGACAGCACTATTTTGGTAGCAGCACACAAATACACTGGCTCGCAGGAAATTATGCAACGTATTCGTTATGGATATGAAAGCGTACCAGACTTTATACGTGCAGGCGTTACCAGTTATAACAAAGGCAGTATAGATTTTGACAACGGATCTCGTATAGTAAGTGCAACAACAACGGAAAACACAGGACGTGGTATGAGTATTTCCTTACTGTATTGTGACGAGTTTGCATTTGTGAGACCCAGCATTGCTAAAGAGTTTTGGACATCCATTAGTCCCACACTGGCTACAGGTGGTAAGTGTATTATTACCAGTACGCCAAACAGTGACGAAGACCAATTTGCACTTATTTGGAGACAGGCAAACAAATGCCTGGACGAATACGGCAATGAAACAGAATTAGGTATTAATGGATTCAAAGCATTTAGAAGTCGTTGGCAGGAACATCCCGACAGAGATGAAAAGTGGGAGATAGAACAACGGGCGCAATTGGGCGAAGAACGTTTTAGACGTGAAATGGAATGTGAATTTATTATCTTTGACGAAACGCTGATCAACCCTATAGTGCTAACTGAAATGGCTGGCATAGATCCTTTGGAAAAACAAGGACAGGTAAGATGGTATAAACAACCAGAGCGTGGTAGAACTTACGTTGTTAGTCTTGACCCCAGTCTTGGTACCGGAGGAGATTATGCTGCCATGCAAGTGCTTGAACTACCCACAATGAAACAGGTAGCAGAGTGGCAACACAATAAGACACCTATACAGCAGCAGGTAAAAATTCTTGCAGAAATAACTAAAACCTTAGTAGAAGTAGCAGGCACAGATAACGAAGTTTATTATAGTGTTGAAAACAACACCATAGGTGAAGCCACATTAGTTGCGATTGCTGAATACGGTGAGGAAAATATCAGAGGCATCTTCCTAAGTGAACCTGTAAAAGCAGGCAATGCTCGTAGATATAGAAAAGGATTTAATACCACAAACAGAAACAAACTTGCTGCCTGTGCTAAACTAAAAAATCTTGTTGAAAGCAAAAAAATCTTTTTAGCCAGTAAAGCATTAGTAAGTGAACTTAAAGTATTTGTAGCATCGGGCAGCGGATTTGCAGCAAAAATAGGTGAACACGATGACTTGGTTATGGCATTGCTACTTGCAGTAAGAATGGCTACATTTTTACGTGAGTTTGACCCCAATCTTGATGATAAACTTAAAGACGCCAGCGAAGAACTGCTAATGCCTATGCCCTTTGTAATGTCATGACAATAACCCCAATTGATAGTAAAAACGATTTATTTTTTGTTGAAAACATTTACCCACAAAACTTATTAGATGATCTACGTGCTGTCGATCATTTAGCAACTCCGGGAAGGTCAGAAGAAATGCAGGAAGACTGGCCCAGGAAGAAACTTTACCATACAGACAGTGTGTACGACACAATAAACAAGTATGTACAATCTATTCAAGCAGTAATTGAGGAAAGTATTAAAGTCAGATTTACATCTTGTGACACAGCGTTTTGGTTAGATTTACCCGGTTTTGACATGGAAAATCATCTCGATAATGATGGGGTATATGCAGCAATGCAAATCTATTTGACAGAAAATACTAAGTCAATGCCCACAGTATTTTACAACAGTGCTGGCTCAGTGAGATTCGAACCTGAATATCGTGTTAATTCTGGATATTTGATGTTAAATAATAAGAATCAGTGGCATGCTATGCCTTATACTGTGCCAGACAATGAATATAGGCTAACCAGTTATACTTGGTTCTGGCGAAACGAATAAATACTAAACCATGCTTGAAATAGAAAAAGTCTCAGAAAATTTATTCGATAAGATTCGTAGCCGTTTTACCAGTATTAATATTGGGGATGAAAACGCTAAGGCTACAGTCGACCCTACTAAGGCACGATTTTTTAACTTTGACTTTACATACAACGGTGAAAATTATGGCAACATAACATTCAGTTTAGTAGATGAACAGGCAATTAAGGTATATTACGATCAAGAAATAGACAAAGGCATGGACGCTGAGACACGTCAAGCATGGTACAATTTTCTTAAGGACATCAGACTGTTTGCAAAAAGACACATGATGACTTTTGACATCAGAGACATAGCAAAATCAGGCCTAAACATAGCAGACCTTAAACACGCAAACAAAGACGCCGAAGTCTATGATGCAGGCGATATTCAAGTAACCGAAGGCAAACTTTATGGCACAACTCGCAGTTCCTATCAAAAGATGGAAAGTGTGAGAATCATAGCAAGGCATTCTAAGCCAGTGGACGAACAACAGCTCGGTGCAAGAGCACGAAATATTAGGGCACTCTACATTGAGAATTCTGAAGGCGAACGTTTTAAATTACCCGAAGGCACCACACTAAACGGCGCAAGAGCATATGCTAGACACGTTATGAACGGCGGACAAGTGCATGACGAGTTCGGACAACACATTGGTCAAATGATCAAAGAAATGTCTGACCTTAAGTTGTTCGCACGTAATTGTCGTGGCAGAACTTTTGAGGATGCAGAAACTATGGCTATGGTTGAAGCAGCAGTTGATCATTATGGCACGTTGCACCGAGACTTATTTTCTCTAAAAGGACAAAAAGGTTACACCAATTATAAAGAATCATGGACAGCAACAGAGTCAATGGATAACATTGACATGGCGGCATTAAAGGAACGATTTACTCGCCGGGTTTTTGATGAGCGTTTGATGGATGCATTGCCCATTGTGCATCGTGCGTATGAAGAACGTAAAAACCGGGTCGGTGAAGAATTCGAAGCATGGGCAAACAGTTTACTAGACGAAGACGACGAAGATGGCGATTTTAGTCCATTTGCAAACAGTGCAGATCCTGAACGGGTAGAGATAGACACTGATGGTGGCAACACCACACTGGATGAATTGTTTACCGAACACGGCTTCGAATTCAAATTTTTAGATGGCAAGTACTACTTTGAAAGTGAGCAAGAAGTAGAACGTGCTAAGGACATCATAGCCGCACATGATCCCAAAATGAAATTCCCACCAATGGGAGTTTACAATTATGGCTATGGCGCATATGGTAGTACCACAAATGATTACGAAACTGGTACTTACAGTTCTTTGGGCATGGAAGAAAGTAAGGAACAAGGTGTAGAGGAAGGCATGTTTGGATTAAGCGATAAAGAAAAAGGCAGCATTATGAATGTTGTTGCGAAACTAAGCGATATTCCAGGTATGTGGGATCATAAAGCACAGACATTTACTGACCAAGGTATGGAAAAACTTGAGTCAGTCTTAAAGAACAACAAAAAATACATCAAGTATGCAGTTAATCTGACAGCAGATGATTTTGAAGCAGATTTAGAAGAATCCAAAGATTTAGATTCGATCAAACGTTTGGCAGGTTTAGCCAAATAATTTTTACTACTATTTACATGTAAGATGCAAGGCGCTCCTGTTCATCTATTAGAGCCAATTGAAGTTTCATCACAAATAATAAAAATACGCACAGGCCATTTTTTGACTAAAAACTATGCCACAAAGGGGATAGAAATATTAATCCACGTACTAGGAACTAAGTACACCGGCCAAATGATTTATGTCATCTCAGAAGACGGCGAAAATCTAAAATTAACAGGATTTGAGTATACTTTAAAATACTTGTGCGATATGTTTTCTATACCGTATAGTAGTGTTACTTTAGTACAGCAGACATCTTCTGAGTTATATAAAACTATATATTTTCCTCTCCAAATCTTTAGTGTTATGCCGGAGTTTGTAGATGTAATTGACAAGAACTTGTCTGAGGCAAAATTTGTTGGCGCATCTATTGGTAGATTTTCTATTCAAAGACTACATATGGCACACAAATTAGATTTAGCATTTCCTAACGATAATTTTATGATATTTCAACAATCTTTAACTGATGTTGAATCAGGACTCCGTGGGTTTGAACAATATCTTGATCGAGAACTATCATGGCTGCAGGGCAAAATTTTTGACAAAGATATAATAAGTGACAATGGTTATGTTCACTGGAAAGACAGTTGCAAATCATACAATAACATTTGGAACAAGTATAATATTGAAATGGTAATTGAGACAGATATTTTATCGGATGTTTGGTTTACTGAAAAAACTGGAAAATGTCTCGCTTCGGGAAAACCATTTGTATTGATGTCTGGCACTAAAAGTTTTGACACTTTAAGGAAGTTTGGGTTTAACACTTATAGTGCCCAAATTGATGAAAGTTATGACTTAGAAACATCGCTCTATAAGCGATTTGAACGTATGATTGAAAGTTTGAAAGAACTATATAATAGTCCAGACAAAGATAGTCGCATTGCCGAAATGTATAAAATAGCACAAGAAAATAAAAAATATTTTTTTTCGAACGAATTTGCGGCAAAAAAAATCTAAAAAAACAGTTGACAGACTAAATACTTTTGTTATACACTTGCAAGGTGCAGTTGTATATCTAGGCACAACAAAGACCATCTTAAGGAGATTATATTATGGCAACATCTTTGGCAGAAATCAGAGCTAAGCTCGCAAGTCAAGAAAACCGCGGTAGCGGTAACACAATGGGCGGTGACAATGGCATTTATGCACATTGGAACATTCAAGAAGGTACTACAGCCCGAGTACGTTTCCTCCCCGACGCTAACACTAAAAACACTTTCTTTTGGGTTGAACGACTAATGATCCGTTTGCCATTTGCAGGTGTTAAAGGTCAAGTAGACAGCAAGCCTACAGTGGTACAAGTACCCTGTGTAGAAATGTATGGCGACGCCTGTCCCGTTTTGGCAGAAGTACGTACTTGGTTTAAGGATCCTAGTTTGGAAGACATGGGACGTAAGTATTGGAAGAAAAAGAGTTATCTCTTCCAAGGCTTTGTACGTGATAATCCAATCAACGAAGACAAGACTCCGGAAAATCCAATCCGCCGTTTTGTTATCAGTCCGCAGATTTTTAACTTGGTTAAAAACGCACTGATGGATCCAGAATTGGAAAACTTGCCCACCGACTATGAAGGCGGTTTAGACTTCAACATCAAGAAGACTAGCAAAGGTGGTTATGCTGATTACAGCACCAGTACATGGGCTCGTAAAGAGTCTGCACTAACGCAAGATGAACTGCAAGCAATTGAGCAGTATGGATTGTACAACTTGGGAGACTTCTTACCCAAGAAACCCAGCGACGCAGAGTTGAAGATCATCAAAGAAATGTTTGAAGCCAGTGTTAATGGCGAAGCATATGATGCAGAACGCTGGGGTGCATACTACAAACCCGCAGGGTTCCAAACTTCAACCGCAGATAGTGCTCCCCGTACTGAAAGTGCGCCTGCACCTGCACCCAAACCTGCTCCTGTAGTAGAAGATGTAGAAGAAGAAGCAAGTGAGCCTGTTGCATCGGCTCCAGTTGAGGCCAAACCCTCCAGCCAACGTGCTGAAGATATTTTGGCAATGATTCGTAACCGTCAAAAGTGATCTAGTAGTCGCTTGTGTCAATCGAGTAGGGGAGACGGTCCCCTACTTTTTTATTAAAATTTTCGCTATAAATTCTATATAGAACCTCGTTTAATTAAAAAAAATGTTGAGATCGCACCATTATAGTTTTTTTGATTATAATAAAATATCTGACAACACCAATAGCATTATAATTACTGATCATTTGGGTGGATTTGATGTAAATTACGAAAATGCTTATCTAGAAAAACTCAATACCATTGCTCAAAATAGGAATCGCAAGTTAATTTTACAGACTTCATATATACTTAACGAACATGTAGAAATAAAAAACAAATACAAGTTCTTGGATTTTCGATTTTCAAATACCTTTTTCCCAAAAATTTCTTTTTTAAATTACAAAAATCCTCCTGAGGTAGACTACAAAAATTTTATTTGTAGTTTTAACGGGTCTGAACATATTAGTAGGAAATTATTAACTGCTTGCTTATATAAAATGAAACTGTTTAATCCTAACTACTGTAGTAAAAACTTTACTTATTCATTGGAAATGTTAGATGGACATATTGCCGACTACGTAGGTGTTGACGATAGATATTACAGAAAGTTTTTTATATCTGAAGACAGCTATAGTTTTTTCCAAACACTTTATTCTTTTGGACATGTTAGATTTAATCACGCTAATAATATATATAACTTAGAGAATAAATTAACAGAAAGTTTTGTTCACATTGTAAGCGAAACTATGGCAACTAGTTATTATCCTTTTGTTACTGAAAAATTTTTGTATAGTGTTGTTACTAGGGGACTGTTTTTAGCCTATGCTCAGCCCGGATGGCACGCACATATCGAAAAGTATTTGGGATTTAAATTATACACTAAATTATTTGATTATAGGTTTGATTCTATAAAAAACCCAATAGAAAGATTAGTAAGTCTAATAGAAATGATTTATAAATTTATATTATTAAGTAATGATGAATGGTATGATTTGTATTTAATGGAACAGGAAACTATAGAGTACAACTATGATCATTATTTCAGTGGCCGCTTTTTGCAACAATTAAAACAGCGTGCCGACTGATGACATAATGATGATGTTTGCTGCTTATCCGTTAGGATCGATAACATCGAAACACATTTATTTGATCAGAGTGCAATATTAGACAAAAAAACTTTTAAAATCAAATTAAAAACCTATATTTCTCATTGAATTTGGACAATTTATACGAAGAAGATACTAGCATTTTTTATACAAGATATGCTACAATACATAATATATAAGGAACTAATCATGGCAAAACCATTTGACGTAAGCAAATTTAGAAAAACAATTACCAAAAGCATTGACGGCATCAGTATTGGATTTAGAGATCCTGATACTTGGGTCAGTACAGGAAACTATGCCTTAAACTATTTGATCAGTGGACAATTTGACCGAGGAGTGCCGATTGGCAAAGTCACTGTATTTGCTGGTGAATCGGGTGCAGGCAAAAGTTTTATCTGCAGCGGTAACCTAATCCGTAATGCACAGGAACAAGGCATCTACGTAATTTTAGTAGACACTGAAAATGCCTTAGATGAAAAATGGTTGCATGCACTTAATGTAGATACCAGTGAAGAAAAATTGCTAAAACTAAATTTGGCTATGATTGATGATGTTGCAAAGTTAGTTACTGACTTTGTGAAAGAATATAAAACACTGCCAGAAGACGATAGACCTAAGGTCTTATTTGTGTTAGACAGTTTAGGCATGATGTTGACTCCCACAGACGTCAACCAGTTTGAAGCAGGCGACTTAAAAGGTGACATGGGCCGTAAACCTAAGGCATTGACAGCACTGGTGCGTAACTGCGTAAACATGTTTGGTGATTTGAACATCGGTTTAGTGGCTACTAACCATACTTACGCTAGTCAAGACATGTTTGATCCCGATGATAAAATTTCAGGAGGGCAGGGTTTTATCTATGCAAGTAGTATTGTTGTTGCTATGCGTAAACTTAAACTCAAAGAAGATGATGAAGGAAATAAAGTGTCAGAAGTAAAAGGCATTCGTGCTGCCTGTAAGATTATGAAAACACGTTATGCCAAGCCTTTTGAAAGTGTACAGGTTAAAATCCCTTATGAAACAGGTATGAATCCCTACAGCGGACTTGTTGATCTATTTGAAAGCAAAGGTTTATTGGAAAAAGAAGGCAATCGGCTTAAATATGTCTTAGCAAATGGCACTGAAATCAAACAATTCCGTAAGGCTTGGGAAAAGAACGAAGAGGGATGTTTGGATCAAGTTATGGCGGATGTAGTTAAAAATCCGCATAAAGATCGAGGGCAGGCCATTTCTCTTGAAGAGGAAATTACTAATGACGATTGATGTTGAAGTTTTAACAGAAACTTATTCAACCCTTAAACAATATATTCCACAAAAAGATAGACAAGAAGCCAGCGATACTCTTATGAGTATCCTAGTGGACTATCTCGGCGACACTGAAATTAAAGAGTTCAGTGGCATTGACGCATACACAAAACGCAGTTATGATGAGTATGCAGGTCAATTTGATGACGATGAGGAATACGAAGACTACGAAGAATGAGCAGCAACCGGCACTTTCCGATTCACTCATCAACTGCTTGTAAAAGCAAATGGAATTGGAGCACTTTGTACCTAGCAACCGGCACAACTTCTAGTTGTCATAGAGTAGAAAAAAATCACATACCTATAGATAATTTTAATTCCTTTCATAATCTTCCAAATAAATTAAATGATAGAGAATTAATGCTTAAAGGACAGTGGCCAACTGGGGGGTGTTCTTACTGCAAAAACATTGAAGAAGTAGGTGGTGTAAGTGATAGGCAATATCATCTTCATATCCCAAATGCTATTCCTGATGAACTTCTAATAGATTCTACTTCATTGGTAGTAACTCCAAAAATTGTTGAAGTTTATCTAAACAATATTTGTAATTTGTCTTGTGTGTATTGCCACGAGACTTTTAGTAGTAAAATAGAAACTGAAAATAACAAATTTGGAAAAATACAAATTGTTGAAGAAAATTTAAAATTTAACGGTAACTTACTTAATCGCACAGAACGTAAAACATATTTCGTTTATTTTTGTAAATGGCTGGAACAAAATATACACTCTTTAGAAAGATTACAGATTTTAGGTGGAGAGCCTTTTTATCAAAAAGAATTCAAAGATGTGTTAAAAATTATAAAAGCAAACGGCCACAGGAATCTAACTTTAAATATAGTTAGTAATTTAATGGTGTCTGATTTATATGAACAAATTGCAGAAATCAAAGAAATTATTTTATCTAAGAAATTAAAAAAATTATCTATTATCGCAAGCATCGACGGGTGGGGAAACGAACAAGAATATGCGAGATACGGTTTGCAAATGCAAACTTTTTTAAATAATTTTGAATTTTTGGTTCAGGAAAAATGGATTGAACTTGGAATAAATCAGACCATTACAGCGTTAACCTTAAAGAGTATAAAAGATTTATATAATTATATAAATTTAAAAAAAAATAATAGAAAAATTAATATAAATTTTTCTCTGGTTATGGGTCACGAGTACTTAAATCCCAAAATTTTTGGTAAAAACTTTTGGGTAAACGACATGAAAGAAATTTTGCAACTTATGCCCGAATCCAATGAAACAGAAAAGATTACAAAAAATTACATGGAAGGCATTTTTTCGTACATAAGTAGTTCAGAGCAAAACATTGAACAAATTCAAAATTTAAAATTATATTTAGATGAAATAGATCGGAGAAGAAATCTCGATTGGAGGAAGACTTTTCCATATTTAGATGTTAAAATATAACCATGTGGTACAACCGTGTCGTTCAAGATTTAGGCAACATACCTGAATTCATTAATTTTTATGAAAATGAATTGCAGGAAGCCAAGTACGACTGTGGAGTCAAAGGACACTTAGAACGTAACATTGCCAACTTGCCTGGTATTACCGAACACAGATTTAATCAACTGCAGGAAATAGAAGCAGTGTTAAACTTTCTTAACATACAACTGCGTAAGATTCGTAAAAAACATTTTCAAAAGTATTTAGAAAACTATGCAAGAGCCTTAAGCAGTCGAGACGCTGAAAAATATGTAGACGGCGAGGACGAAGTTGTTGACTTTGAAACTATTATCAACGAAGTAGCACTAATCAGAAACAAATGGCTTGGCCTAATGAAAGGCCTTGAAAGCAAAAACTTTATGTTAGGACACGTTAGTAGGCTAAGAACAGCCGGTATGGAGGACATTACACTATGATAAGTAATGATACTGTGCAAGATAAAATAGTTTTAGTTACCGGAGGCTTTGACCCTTTACATTCCGGACACGTAGAATACTTTAAGGCTGCTCGTGCCCTGGGCAGTCGTTTGGTTGTAGGTGTAAACACTGACCAATGGCTAATCCGTAAAAAAGGTCAGCCATTTATGCGTCAAGAAGAGCGTATCTTAATCATCGACGCATTAGAGTGTGTGGATGAAGTTTTAGTTTATGACGATGATGATGACAGCAGCATAGATGCTATCCGTAAAACACTAAAACGATACCCATCACAGGACATTGTATTTGCTAACGGCGGTGACCGTACAAAAAACAACATACCCGAAATGGCTGTTGTGGATCCTAGAGTAATATTTGAATTCGGCGTAGGCGGCACTGAAAAAATGAATTCCAGCAGTTGGATTTTAATGGATTGGAAAATGCCCAAAGTGGAGCGTGATTGGGGTTACTATAGAACTATTCATCAACCAAATAAACAAGTCAAAGTCAAAGAACTTACTGTTATGCCTGGCCAGCGTTTAAGTATGCAACGGCATCGGGACAGAGCCGAACATTGGTTTGTGGCAGAAGGCACAGCAACAGTATACTCACTGAATCGCAGTACGGACCAAGAACTATTAGGTGAGTTTCACGAACATCAAGCATTACACATCAGTCGCACTCAGTGGCACCAATTATGTAACGAAGGTGAAGTTCCATTAAGGGTAGTTGAAATACAGTATGGCGAACGCTGTGTGGAAGAAGACATAGAGCGCAAACAAAAGGGGCAGTAATTGCCCCTTTTTGTTATGTCATTACAACTGCAATAAACGCCATTAAGAATATGTTAAATGCACCAAACAAGGGCAGTATGATGTGCAAGGGTGCTTTAATAGGCAGTTCTGCTGCGTCGTCTTGATCTTGCTCAGTCACGGATGCACCTCAAAATCCTGCCATTTCAGTAACAGCCATAGACCAATCATAGATAGTAACTTCTTTTGATCTGTTCTACACGGCTAGCAGCCAATTTTTCGCACCACGTAAAGAACCAAGATTTAAATGCGGCCATGTTGTGTACCTCCATAGTTACGCATGTCAAACTCGCGCATTAGTCGCTCAATATCTGCTACAGTGCGTGGAGCACGACTAGAAATATAATAGTCCATTTGACTTTGATAAGTCGCAGTTTTCACTCCAAGCTTTTGTAAAGCCTGCTTAATTTTTTTCAACATTTTGTGTTTTCCTATTTGATAATGTTAGTAGAAACTATATTAGTGTTTCTACTGAGTATTTATGTCAGTGTTTCTACTAATATATGATATGATAATCGTATTCAGCGTAGTCTGGTAAATATATTGTTACTATACCAAGAAATATGAGATACCAAGAGTTCCTTACAGAAGCAGTTCAAAAAAATCAAGTTATTACCGCCTTAAAAAATGCAGGATATGAAGATATCAAAGTAGATGGCAATGTAATTTTGGCTTTGGTTCAGATACCAGCCAAGCAGAAAAAAGATGCATTTAGGGCAGCAATCCTTAATGATATTTTAAACAAAATGCAATCTGTATTTCCTGAATCAAATCCGCGACATTTCCAAGCACGAAAATTTGGTAGTTTGGGAGGAATTGTGTTTGATGACAGTGCAGTGGGCATTGCCGTCAAAGATCTCGGACAGCAAGGCGAAAAAAGTGCAGGTATAGCCAACGAAGTAGAATTAGCCAGTTTAATCAAAAGTGTAATTGAAAAATATGGCAGTGCCAATGTTACATTTGTTGACCCAAGAGGGAACGAACTTACCATAAACGATGCTACTCAAGTTGACCTTGTAGGTAGAGATGTCAAAGGTAGAAAAAAATCTGATGTTACATTGGTTAGCAAAACTCAGCGACTACCTATTAGTATCAAGAAATTAAATGCAGATGCTTGGGAAAGTGCAGACAGTTTATTCGGACCCAAAGCCAAAGAAATTTTACTAAATCTTCAAGACCAAGGTGTTATTGAACTTAAAAAGTTTAAAGATGACAGTGGAAGAGTGTTCTACCAATTGAGTAAAGAAATTGTTGTAGAGCCCACTGAAGAGGAAAGCATGAAAGCCATATTTGGCAGTGATATCAATCCTGAAGGTGGTGTGGTAATTCAGACTTTCAAACCTGAACACTTTAGACAAGATGGCAATAATGTATTTGTAGAGTGCCATGCTATTATTCGAGAAAAAGCAGACATTCCAGAAAGCCATATGATGGTTTGGTTAATTAGGAATGCCAAAGAGCGCAATAATCCTCTACCAGGACTGCGTACACTGGGTGTAACACTGAAACGTGGTATTGGCGCCAAGGGCGACAAACCTGTGATTTTGGTTGACCGATCTGGTCGTGTAATAAGGAAATAAAAAAATGTGGAGATCAGTTAGAACGCACCCTACAGGTCTAAAATTAACAGAAGATGAAATTGATAGAATAAGGAACACTTATAACGAACTTATTGCTAACGGTACAATTGCCGAGCCCCCACAAGAGATGGAGGAAACCGGATACTTTGATGAGCCTGGTTATGTTGCAATAAGGTATTTTAACACCGAAGAAGAGCATACAATTTGGCGTAATGCTTCATCAACTGCAAATATCGGTATAGAATGGCCAACTGATATCATTCATACATTTGAAGAAGTATCTGAATAAGACTACTCATTTCTTAGTTTACCGATCTGGTCGTGTTATCCGCAAATAACTGTTGACAAAAAATTCCCGTTACTATATAATAACTCTATTGCGCCTGTAGCTCAATGGTTAGAGCAGTAGACTCATAATCTATTGGTTGGGGATTCGAGTTCCTCCGGGCGCACCAGGTTAGTATGCCCGGATGGTGAAATAGGTAGACACAACAGACTTAAAATCTGTCGCCCCAAACAGGCGTGCCGGTTCGAGTCCGGCTCCGGGCACCACGAGATTATTATGAGTTTAGGTTCATTATACCTTTTGATTCAGTTCTTTAATAAACAAGAAATTTGTTTTTGGGACATTCACCAAGATTGATTTTGGATAAGTACAGTACTTCAAGGAGAACTGTATGGCAGCAAAATCGAAATTAGGTGAAAAACCCCAAGTCAAATTAAAAATTGAAAAGCGTACCAGTCAGGGCGGCAAAGTCAAACGCTCGAGCATGAACAAAGGTCAGAAGCGTGGTTTTAAAGCATACCGTGGACAGGGACGCTAAGTAAAAAGTTCCCTGGTAGCTCAGTCGGTAGTAGCAACGGACTGTTAATCCGTGTGTCGTTGGTTCGATCCCAACCCAGGGAGCCATTTTTGTTGACTTATAATAGAAACGCATATATAATAATACTTTAGCCGGTTTAGCTCATTTGGTAGAGCAACGCACTTGTAATGCGTAGGTGGTCAGTTCGAATCCGACAACCGGCACCATATTAAAGCATATCTAGTCGTATGTTGAGCCTAATAGGTCTACAACGGCATACGATGAACTTGCTATGTTGTAGTGGCATGGTGTGCTTTAATATGGTAAATGCCCCTTTGGCGTAATTGATAGACGCACTGGATTTAGGTTCCAGCGCCGCGAGGCGTGAGAGTTCGATTCCGGCAGACGGCACCAAAATTTTTTTACCGATTAAATAAATATTTTAATATTTTTATCAAAGGTAAAATTTTGTCATTTCGAGTACATAAAAACGTTGTAACAGATGAGTTTGTTCAAGATACACTGTTATTATTTGATAAAAACATAGGCGCAAGGCATCCACTTCCTGAGGAAATACAATCTCCTTATTTCGGACTTGTTGATTTATCTGTTTTACCCAATAAGTATAAAGAACAACTTTTTTCAATTCTAGACAAGATTTTAGATGAACCGTATGAACTTGAAAAAATTTACTTGTACGATAAAGAAAAGCACAATTTCTCATTGCATGTTGATACAGGAGAGGATGAAATTCCTCAAAGACTTTATAAAAATGTCTTAATTCCTATAAAAGGAATCGGAGCTTCTACTGTTATTTTTGAAAACAAATGGTATCATAAAAGAGCACTTTTTAAAAAAAATAGTGCGAAAAATGAGAAAATTACTGTATCTCTAAACAAAATTTCAGGAGAAAATATTATAGATGATGTTAGAAAATTAACACCATTACCGCCACATTGTCAACAGCCCTACTGGAAATATGGTTTGACAAAGGAACAAGTTTATGAACTTTTGGCATTCGCCGACATACAAGAGCAAAGATGGATCGTAGGAGATTACTCAGAAATAGAAGGTTATGATCCTCGCTTAGAAATTAATAATGAAATTTATGAAAAATACCTTAGTTCAATGACAAAAGATGATTTTAATGGTCTTACCGTCGATTCCATTTATGATTGGAATATAGGTGATGTGGCAACTTGGGATAGAAATCAATTGCACTGTGGTGCTGGCGATAATGTCAATAAGAAAAGTCTTATAATTTTTACAAAAAAATTAAGTTGACTCGATATTAAAAATTAAATACCTAGTATAAAGTGCCCCTTTGGCGTAATTGGTAGCCGCGCTGGATTTAGGTTCCAGTACCGAGAGGTGTGAGGGTTCGAGTCCCTTGGGGGGCACCATAAAGAGTGTGCAGGATTCGTATAGTGGTAATACCTCAGCCTTCCAAGCTGATGCGAGGAGTTCGATTCTCCTATCCTGCTCCAAGTCGGGGTGTAGCGCAGCCTGGTAGCGCAACTGGTTTGGGACCAGTGGGTCGGAGGTTCGAATCCTTTCACCCCGACCATTATAAATATTGGATCGTTAGCTCAGATGGTAGAGCGTCGCGTTTACACCGCGAATGTCGGCAGTTCGATCCTGTCACGATCCACCAAATTGGGGGTATAGCTCAGTTGGGAGAGCGCTTGATTTGCATTCAAGAGGTCATCGGTTCGATCCCGGTTACCTCCACCAATTAAAGGAACAGATATGAAAAGTCTAATTGCTATTCTAAGTTTAACACTAAGTGGTACAGCACTAGCCGATCAGGCACTAGCACAGAAAAATATGTGTTTGGCCTGCCACGCTGTTGACACCAAGTTGGTAGGACCCTCTTACAAGGATGTTGCCGCAAAATATCGAGACCAAAAAGACAGTGTTTCATATCTTGTCAACAAAATCAAAAACGGCGGCTCGGGTGTTTGGGGTGTGATTCCCATGCCGGCACAGCCACAGCTCAGTGACAAAGACGCTGAAACTTTAGCTAAGTGGATTTTGCAAAAGTAATACTTAAGTGTTACATTGACAATAATTCCGATTTCACATACAATACATTTAAGTTGACGCACATTAGAGATAAGACGGTACTGGTTCGAAACGGGACTCCTCGTCTAATGTGCTTCTTGCACGGTTCGTCTATCGGTTAGGACACTGGCCTTTCACGCCGGTAAGAGGGGTTCGATTCCCCTACCGTGTACCAAACATAGTACGGTGGCAGAGTGGCCCAATGCACGGGACTGCAAATCCCGAAAATCGTCGGTTCAAATCCGACCCGTACTTCCAGAACGTTCCGTGTAGCAACGGATACTCCGACCCGGAGGATGAGAAGTGGTGTAGCAACCACGGGTGGTTCCAGTCCAACCAAACTGGCGCTGGCAATGCGACAACGGTCCCTGTCGGGAAGCGGGTGGAAGGTATCTGTGAAGCGATGCATAGTGGAGATACTATAATTACCGCCGGGGGACGCAGAGCACTTTGGACAGGTGGGTGAGTGGTTAAAACCAGCAGACTGTAAATCTGCCGCCCCTGGCTACGTTAGTTCGAATCTAACCCTGTCCACCATATTTGGTCTGTTAGTTAAACGGTTATAATAATGGCCTGTCACGCCGTAGTCAGGGGTTCGACTCCCCTACAGACCGCCAAATAAATTTAGATCATTATAAAAAAATAATTAATGTATCTAAGGATCGAATGTGAAAAAATTTAAAGATACACTTACCATTAAATTACGGGATTTACACAAGCCTGCAATGCGATCGTTTACCAGTCTGGCTGTTGTATTCTACATGAATCAATATTTTAAATTTAAAAATTTATTGGAAATAGGATTTTATCAAGGCCTAACATTTGGCTGCTTATTAGAATCTGCCCAAGATGGAGCGATACTGACCGCTATCGACACCAGATTTCGAATGGAGATTTATGATAAATTTTATAAAGACAGTGAATACACAAAAAATAAACAGATTAATCTACTAGAAATATCTGACAGAGAGTTTGAACCAATCGGCGTATATGATTTTGTTAATGTAGATTCTGGTCCAGATAGAAAAACACCATTAATGAAAATTCTTAATCATGTAAATGAGCAGAGTATAATTATGTTTGATAATTATGATTTTATACAGTTTAAACATCAACTTGATGAGTTTATATCTAAATCCAAATTACACAATTTTGTACCTTTTCTATTAGATGGCGGCGCAATGTATTTCCATCATAAAAATAGTGATCATGCGGACTTTCTTGATAATTTTTTAGAAAATATTTTTTGGAAATGGTGTTCTACTGATAACATTGATTATTTAGGACATAGAGTGAAACAAATACTTCCCAAAGATCTAAAAGACTCATTGAACGAGATGCCAGAGGTATTTAGAGAATTGTTAAATCATATGGATTTTTAAAATACTAGACAGTACATAAACAATCATATATAATTACTATATAGGAAGGTTGGCAGAGTGGTAATGCACCGGATTGCTAATCCGCCGTCCAGAAATGGGCGCACAGGTTCGAGTCCTGTACCTTCCGCCATATTGCGGGTATGGTGCTAACGGTTAACACACGACCTTGCCAAGGTTGAGTTGAGGGTTCGATTCCCTCTACCCGCTCCACTAAATACAGAATATTATAAGGAGAACCACCAAATGGGGGCGTCGCGGTTGCAATTATCATGATAGTTCTTTATAATATTGTAAAAAAATAAGGAGACACACTATGAAGCAGACAGTATATCGAAATGCTGTAAATCAGCGTGAGCAGTGGATCTGTGACGATCCCAAAAAGACCAAATACATAGACGGTGTCCAATATCTCATGGTTCGTAGGCCCGACAGTCATCGCGAAGTCCTTGTAAGAAAGGACAGTTTAATTCGGGTGCAAGCCAAGTAACATTAAATATCTTGTATGAGAATTATCGAAGAAGTAAAGTTGGATTTCAAAGATGTACTCTTTGTGCCAAAACGCAGTACCTTGACTAGCAGGCGTGAAGTTGATTTAACCAGGCATTTTCGATTTAAACACAGTGGCTATGAATATACGGGTATACCTATCATGGCTTCAAACATGGATGGTGTTGGCACATTTAAAATGGCCCAGGCGTTAACAGAACACCAATTGTTTACCTGTATAGTAAAAACTAAAGGTTTTGCCGACTGGGTTGAAAATTGGAAAAACTTAACAGAGAATACTGTGGCAGTAAGCACGGGTATTACAGAAGCAGACAGTCAACGATTAGACACGATTTTAAAACACTGTCCTGACATACAGTTTATCTGTATCGATGTTGCTAATGGCTATCACGAACACTTTGGTGATTTTGTTGAACAGGTCAGACTTAAATATCCCGCAAAAACTATCATTGCTGGTAACGTAGTTACTGCAGACATGACGCAAGAACTTATCATGAGAGGAGCAGACATTGTCAAAGTTGGAATCGGCCCAGGATCGGTATGCACGACTAGGTTTCAAACTGGGGTTGGCTACCCGCAACTTAGTGCGATTATTGAGTGCAGTGATGCGGCTCATGGGCTCAATGCCCATATTATTGCTGATGGCGGTTGCACTAGCCCAGGCGATGTGGCTAAGGCATTTGGCGCCGGCGCCGACTTTGTCATGCTTGGGGGTATGTTAGCAGGACATACCGAAGGCGGCGGCGAAGTTATTACAAAATATTATAATCCACAAAATGAATATTTCCTTGAAAACAAGGAACGTGGGGATTATGCTCCGGTAATAAAAATGCAAAAGACCAGTCAGTTTTACGGTATGAGTTCAGACACTGCTATGAACAAACACAGTGGCGGTGTTGCTAACTATCGTAGCAGTGAAGGTAAAACAGTAACCATGCCCTACAAAGGTGATGTTGAGCATACAGTGTTAGACATATTGGGCGGCTTACGTAGCACCTGCACTTACGTTGGTGCTATAAACTTAAAAAATCTCAGTAAGTGTACTACTTTTGTGAGAGTTACGCAACAGACTAACGACATTTATGGAAAACCACGATGAGTTTCAAAGAAGAAATTTTAAAATACAGTAGGCAAGATCAAATTGCCCCGCTTAGTGATTGGTTCGACAATGCACTAAGAGAACTAATTGATTTTGATGTTTATCCCTACGAAGATAAACTCAGTGAAATTGGTAAAATTCTAATTAAAAATCTAGTAGAATACCGACAAAAGTATAACATTGAAAATGTTGTAATAGGTATGAGTGGTGGCGTAGACAGCGCACTTACCGCAGCCTTGTTTAAACAGGCAGGTTGGCAAGTACACGGTTATACACTACCAATTCATCAAAAGACTGAAGAAACTCTCCGAGGTCGGCGTGCTTGTGAAGCATTAGGTATTAATCATACGGAAATTGATTTGACTGCTACTTACGATGGCATGATAGCATGGTTCATGCAACACGACGATACGCTAGTAGGCCAAGGCACTGAACCTTTACGCAAAGGTAATTTACGTGTGAGACTGCGTATGATGACCTTGTATAACCAAGCTAGTAAACACCGAGGTCTAGTAGCCAGCACAGACAACTACAGTGAACTGGCTGCAGGATTTTGGACACTGCACGGTGATGTAGGTGACGTCAGTCCTATTCAAAGTCTTAACAAAAGTTGGGAAGTACCTAAACTGGCAGAACTGATGGCTGTACCTCAAGAAACAGTGTTTGCTGTGCCTACAGATGGATTAGGTATTAGCAATAGTGACGAAGACCAATTCGGGTTTAGTTATTTGGAGTTTGACATTGTTCTACATCGCGTTGGACAGACCACTATTACTTCTTCCAACCGGCAGGAAATTTTAGAATCATTAGCAGTGCCCGACACCGATTTAGAAAAAGTAAATCGTATCTTAGATAGAATTCAGAGCAGTACATTTAAACGAGCAAATCCTTATAACTTACTGCACCCCGCACAACCTACTAGATTCCAACAACTGGAAACCATAGACACAGCATTGTGGAATACAGTAAAATAAATACCCAATCAACCGTATTCTATGATTTACGAAATTAAAGACGAAAAAGATCCTTATAGTCGTTACGTTCTTGAAGATCCTGTCAGAGCGCACATACCTATGGCGGAACGCTTTGGTCCAAATCGTCATGTGTTTGCCTTATTAGAAAACGACACAATCAGTGCTGTGGTCTGTAGTAAACTCTGTTGTGGTGTACCTACCAGTGAACAGTCTTTATTGTCTAACAATTGCGCTAATTCAAACACTATAGTGTTTTACACTATTTGGAGTTATCGGCCAGGAGCAGGACAAAAACTAATCGCAGAAGGTCTAAAATTAGCAAAATCAAAATTCAGTAATGTAGATCAATTTGTTACACTAAGCCCGCCTACAGAAATGGCTCGTCGTTTTCATTTAAAAAATGGCGCCACTGTCTACCGTGTAAATGAAGACACAGTCAACTATGAGTACAAATAATGGTACATGTCAAAAACTATGTAATCTGCGCTCATCGCAGAATTAAAAGCACAAAATGGGTCTGGAAAGACACTAAAGACGAAGGCGATATCTACGAAATCTACAGTGAAATGTGTCGCAACAGTCTTGCCAGTATGCGTAAGTTTTTAGAAGGTGACTGGGAGTACATATTGTTTGATGAGGAAATAGAATCTATCAATGATGCTATGCCTTTAAACAATGACAGAACTTACGAACTTTATCATAGTGGACCCTGTAATGTTCTATGGGTAGGACCTGATGTACAGTTTGTAAAACCCACACGCATTTTTGGTGAATTCAAAGAGTTTAGATTGTTTAACTGGACTGATCCCAAAAGTTGGCATGAACCCAATCAGTATAACAAAAGTTTTGACAACTTGTTTAACAATGATTTACAGTATTTTCCCGCGGGCATGGATCCTGAATTATGGCGTGTGGAACGTGAGATGCGAGCAGCGTGGGATAACACAGACGGCATGAGCAGTTATAACAATCAGCAGATTATTCATAACACCATGTTTTGGAGTCAAGGATTGACATGGGAGGATGCACACAGACCCCAACTGTTTTATCAAGCACAATGGTTGCCGTGGCACGAGGTTGCCATGCAGGATGAATGGAACGGTTGCAGATATGAAGATGCACAGGTCATACACTGGCATAGCAGCCGCCACAGTCCTACAAAATTAGAATGCATGCGACAGGTAAATGCAGCACTAGGAGTTGAAGTCTAGTGCGTATTGGCATTGTTGGTGCAAACGGTTTTATTGGCAGATACCTTGCTCGACGTTACACTGACAGAGGGCATGACGTTGACTCAGTAACAAGACAGAGTTTTACTATTGAAAACTATACCGCAGTTGACACTTGGTTGGCACACAGAACTCCAGACGTTGTTATTAATTGTGCAGTAGTGGGTGGCGGTCCGTTGGTCACACAGGTAAATGATCAAACTGTGCGTACAAATCTCTCAGTATTTCAAAATTTTTATAACAGCGCCAACGTCAGGCGATACATTAATATAGGATCTGGTGCGGAATTTGACAAAAAACATGATTTAGTAAACCAACATGAAGATTCTATCTTTCATAGTGTTCCAGAAGACAGTTACGGATATAGTAAAAATGTAATTGCAAGAATGGCGAGACAACGAGAAGAATTTTATACCCTAAGACTGTTTGGATGTTTTCATAATACCGAATCTAGTCAACGTATATTAAAAAAAATTATGAACAACACCAGTGAAGATTGGTTAATAGAGGACAAATATTTTGATATGTTTGGCTTAGAAGATTTTGCTCGTGTAGTTGACTATTATTTGGCTGCAGGATCTGTCAAAGACATTAATTGTGTATACCAAAACAAAACAAAATTGTTTGATACGGTCAAAGCATTTGCAGATTATCACAGCGTAGATGCAACTGTTACACTAGGACCCAAAGGTCTGAGTTATTCAGGCAATGGAGATCAGTTGGCAGATTTAGATTTAGACTTGCTGGGCCTACAGTCCAGTATAGAAAGATACAATGACTAAAAAAATTGTTTATGTCACTGGCTGTTTGGGTTTTATAGGTTATCATGTAACCCGTGCTTGTTTAGAGCAAGGATGGTATGTCAGAGGTGTCGACAAAGGCACTTATGCTGCAAACTGGAACCTACTTCCGGAACTCGAAAAATACAAAACATTTACTTTTGAGCATAAAGACATTAACGACATAGAAAGAATCTACGATTGCGATTATTTTATTAACACAGCCGCAGAAACACATGTAGACAACAGTATTGAAAGTTCGGATGAATTTGTGCACAGCAACATAGATGGTGTGCATCATTTGCTAAAACTAATAAATCAAAAGAAATATCGTAAGCCTGTGTTTTTACATTTTAGCACCGATGAAGTATATGGTGATATTGAACAGGGCAGTCACACTGAACAGGATTTACTAAGACCCAGTAATCCTTACAGTGCCACTAAAGCAGCCGCAGACATGTTGGTACTTGCTTGGGGCAGAACGTATAATCTGCCATATGTAATTGTGCGGCCAACCAACAACTACGGTATTGGGCAGTATGTAGAAAAACTTATTCCCAAGACCTGTAAATTTTTAACTGTGGGTAAAAAGGTAGACTTACATAACAACGGAACTCCTGTGCGTACTTGGTTGCATGCCGAAGATACTGCTCGAGCCGTAATCACCATTATTAATGCCGGCGTTGAAAATGAAATCTACAACATAAGTGGACCGTATCAAACTGAAAATATAAATGTAGTAACCAAAATACTAAAGTTACACAACCTCAGAGGTTCAGTAGACGATTACATCGAACACATGGAACGAATTGGGCAGGACGTTAGATATAGTATCGATGACACAAAATTGAAAAAACTGGGTTGGCAACCAAGGGCAGAGTTTGACAAAGAGTTGGCAAAGATAGTAAAATACTACAAGAACAATTTTATTTGGTAATATGAAACACATTCTAAAACAGGTTCGTGAATACGTCGAACAAAAACAATCAAATCGGTCTTGGCAAGCAGGTAAAGACTTTGTTAACTACGCAGGCGCACACTATGATGCAGAAGAATATGTGGCAGGTGTTGAAAGTTTACTTACGGGCTGGTTGGCAATGGGTAATGCTGGCTTGGAGTTCGAACGCAGATTTCCCAGTCAGTTCGGCAAAAAACTAGGTATTGTGACTAACAGTGGATCTAGCAGTAACTTGCTGATGATGGCTTCACTGACCAGCAAACGTGGTTACAACTTACCCAAAGGCACTAAAGTATTGATGCCTATCGCAGGTTTTCCCACTACACTAAACCCTACACTACAAGTAGGATTCATACCTCAGTTTGTGGACATTGAATTAGACACGCTGAACATTGATTTGGATCAGGTAGAACGTGCACTAGCCAACGATCCAGACATTCGTGTGATTACTTTTGCACACGTATTAGGCAATCCACCCAACATGGATAGGTTAATGGATCTTGTTCGCAAGCACGATTTAATCTTATTAGAAGACTGTTGCGATGCATTGGGCAGTACATGGAACGGTCAACCTCTTGGTAGTTTCGGTTTGATGGCTTCGTGTAGTTTTTATCCTGCACACCATATGACCATGGGCGAAGGCGGCTTTGTAGCAACCAGTGATGCTAACCAAGAAGTTATCTTACGCAGTTTCCGTGAATGGGGTCGTGGCTGTTACTGTGTAGGACCAGAGGCAAATAAATTAAAATGCGGTACTTGTGGTAAACGATTCAGTGAATGGATTCCTGCTATGCCAGGAGAAATATTTGACCACAAGTATGTGTATGATGAAATTGGTTACAACCTAAAACCAATTGAACTGCAATGTGCTATGGGACTAAGACAGTTGGATAAACTGCCTGAGATACACCAACTACGTAGACGCAACTATAAATTGTTATTAGACATTTACAAAAAGCACGAAGAATTTTTTATCTTACCCTATGCACAACCAGGTTCGGATCCATCGTGGTTTGCTTTTCCCTTAACAATAAGGCAGGGCGCACCATTTAGTCGTAGTGATATAGTGGACTATTTGGAAGAAAACCTTATACAGACACGCCCGTACTTTGCAGGCAACATAATGCTACAGCCTGCGTACAGCCATTTGATGGATCCGAACGTGGCTCGCAACATGATGCCCAATGCCACACACGCCATGACACACACTTACTTTCATGGCACCAGCCCTGTAATTACAGAACAGCAAATTCAGTACATTGGAGAAATTGTAGACGGTTTCTTAAGTTTGTTTAAGTAATATTATGAGAGTATGTGATTGGATCCCCGAATACTTGCGTTCACAAGGGGTAGAACGTGTACATGGTTTAATGGGCGGCGGCGCCAGCGGACTAAATGATGGTTTTATCAAAGCAGGCATGCCCTACATTTGCTATCATCATGAACAAGGTGCAGGCCACGCTGCTATTGGTGAAAGTAAATTAACAGGCAGAATCAGCGTAGTTAACCCTACCACAGGTTGTGCTGGTACTAACTGCGCTACCAGTGTACTAAATGCTTGGCAAGACAGTGTTCCTGTAATCTTTATTAGCGGCAACGTCAGGCTTGATGCTTGTAGCGGATATATCAACGAGCAACGTGGTATACAATTACGCAAGTATGGCGTGCAAGAACATCACATTGTGGACACGTATGTTACAATGACCAAGTGGAGTGTTTTTATTACAGATGTTAGAGATGTTGCTTATACACTGGAACGTGCAATGTGGTTAGCACAAGAAGGCAGACCTGGTCCTGTTTGGATTGACATCCCCAGCGATATACAGAACGCACCAATGCCCGAAGATGTTAAACATTTCGAACCCCCTGCCAGCGCCAAACTGCCTGTAGACTTTGAGTTTGTTAAAAAATCTATAGAAATGAGTGAGCGTCCACTTATACTTGCAGGCTACGGTATCAGGCAAAGCCAAACAGTTGACTTGTTCAATGACTTTATTGAACGATATGAAATACCATTTGCCAGCACTTATGGTGCAAGGGACTATACTCCTGGTAATCATCATTACAGTATGGGCACTGTGGGAATTAAAGGCAGTCGTGCAGGCAACTTTGCTGTACAGAATTGTGATTTATTGTTAATTTTGGGTTGTAGTTTGGGATCCAGTGTTGTGGGTTATGATCCTAAACAATTCAGTCCTTATAGTTATAAAATAATGGTGGACATAGACAACAACGAACTTAACAAAGACATTGTAAATATTGATGCAAAATATCTCTGTGGACTAAAAAAGTTTTTTGGAGCAATGCTATGACAAAAACAGAATGGTTAGCCAAATGCCTACACTGGAAAACTAAATGGCCTGTCATGCAGCCTGAATACCGTGCTGACAACGAAACAAACTCTTTAAACATCTATGCAGTGTTAGATTGGATTAATCAACACAGTGATCCAAAACAAGTTCTAGTAGGCGATGCTGGCAGTATCAGTTATGCTGGACCCACTGCACTTGAAGCCAAACCAGGCCAACGACTGGTATTCAGTCCTGCACAGGCCGACATGGGTTGGGCAGTACCCGGTGCTATTGGTGTTGAAATAAACAATGGCGGAAGAGGTACTATCTGTATTACCGGCGATGGCAGTTTTATGAGTAACCTGCAGGAACTTGCAGTGATTACGGAACACCGTCTTAACGTTCAGATTGTTATCTTGAACAACGGCGGCTACCTCAGCATTAAAAACACACAAAGCAAATACTATGAAGGTCGTGTATTTGGAACTAGTGCTGGTAAAGGTCTATGGTTTCCTGACTTTGGTAAAATAGCAGACTCATTTGGTTTTGACTATTATCAATTAAAGACCAAAGACGATTTAGATCAGTTTGCATTTCGAATGAGCAAGACAGGTGGACCGATTATATGGGATTGTGTTTGCCATATGGATCAAGAAATACTGCCTGCACAAGGACTTAAAAACGGCAAACAGGCTGGTCTACATGACTTGGTACCTTTCTTAAGTGATGAAGAACTTCGATCGGAATTGCTGGTAGATTTGTAAATACTGTATGAACTATACAGATCCTTTTGTTAAAGTTGCATATGACTTAGTAATAGAAGGAGAAGAACTGGCAAATACAGTACTACCCAATTCTGTAGAAGAATATGTTGTACTGATGTTTGCCAAAAACTTCCAACGTACAGACATCGGTGCTAATCCAGTAGCCATTCAAATGTTGGAAGCCTGTCAACATCGAGGCACCGAACACTATCAACCGATAGCAGACGAGTGTTTACTGATTCACAGTTACCCATTAAATCGTAGACGTTGGCCCACAGAAACTTACTATTTAGAAATGGGTGTTACTGCCTACGGGCTAGCCAATATTGAAATAATGGAATCAAACTTTGAACCTGCCAGTCGTGTGCTACGCAGAGTGTTCAAAAATTTTGGTTAAACTGCAGTTTGACATAAAAACTATAATATGCTATTATTACACACTCAACAAACCATTGAAGGTGTAATATGTTTGAAAGTA